GCCAGTTCCTGTGCCAGTGCCAGTTCCTGTGCCAGTACCAGTTCCTGTGCCAGTACCAGTTCCTGTGCCAGTACCAGTTCCTGTGCCAGTACCAGTTCCTGTGCCAGTACCAGGGACAGTGGTGATTGTCGAACTTACTACAGTTAGAGAATATGGCACATTAATTTTATAAAATTCATAATTCTCAGTTACTTGTTCATCTGTATTAGTAACTTTTCTATACATATCATATGAATTTGCATACATATATTTATTAACATCTGTAACTTCAGTAACTGGAATTATTACTGGTGTTAAACTAGTTAAAGGTGTGTTTGAAACAAATGATATTTCATCTGTTCCATTTTTAGAATCCAATATATAATATTCTGTGTTACTTGGATAATCTTTTTCTATAATTTTGAAATTATCAGAAAAATAACTTGTTACTAAATTTGTATTTCCTTCTACTGATTTCATCATACAAGAAAAACAAAATATAGAAGCTAATACTAATAACAATAGTAAAATAATTAACAAATTTTTATTTTTAAAATTGAAAAACATTTCTTATTATATAAAGTAGATAATAAAAAAAACTTATTTATATTAATTAATAATGAAAAAAAATAGTCTATGGCCAAATTACAACCCTGAATCAAAATTATTTGAAATTGGAATTGATGAAGCTGGTAGAGGACCAATGTTTGGAAGAGTTTATAGTGGTGCTGTAGTTTTACCTAAAAATGATTATTTCAAATATGAATTATTAAAAGATAGTAAAAAATTTACTTCTGAAAAAAAAATAAATGAAGTTGCTGAGTATATTAAAGATAATGCTATAGCATGGTGTGTATCTTATGAAGACGAAAAAGTTATTGATTCTATTAATATTAGAAATGCAACACATAATGCTATGCATAATTCTATAAAAACTATTATTTCTTATTTAAAAAAAAATGAAGAAATTTGTAATGAATTTTATCTATTAGTTGATGGTAATGATTTTAAACCATATACTTATTTAAATAATAAATCTAATATTATTGAACAAGTTAATCATATTACTATTGAAGGAGGTGATAATAAATTTTGCTCAATTGCTGCTGCATCAATATTAGCTAAAGTTGAAAGAGATAAATATATAAAAGAACTATGTAATTGCTATAAGAAACTTGATGAATATTACAATTTATCAAAAAATAAAGGTTATGGAACATCACATCATTTAAATGGAATAAAAAAATTTGGTATAAGTCCATGGCATCGTAAAACTTATGGTTCTTGTAAAAATGCTAAATATAATTCAGAAGATTTTTATCTTTAAGCATCTAGTTTCTGTCGAAGACGACGAACCCATTCATTCTTAAATAGCTTGCTCTTATCCTTCTTAACATAATTCTTATTTTTCTTTACAATTAACTCACTTAGAGTAATGTTCTCTGTATTTAAATTATTTTCCCTACTCTTATTTTCCTTACGCTTTGACCTTGTTTTCATCTTATGATTCTTTTTTACTAAATATTCATATTTTAAATCTTCTTCTTCATCTGTTTCTTCAAATTCATAATCCTCATCCTTTGTATCATCTTCATCATATTTATAATCTTCTTCTTCCTGTTTATCTAAATCCATTTCGATTCGCTCTTTTGCTTCTTCTGCTTCAGATTTCCAATACTCTTCTTCACTATAATATTCGTTATTATCATCTGTTACTTCATTAAATGTTTCTTCTTGCTTTTTTACAACTGTATTTTCTTCTTCCTGTGTTCTTGGCTCATAAAAATCTACCTCCCAATAATAAGGATCATCATATACAATCTTTGCGTAACCAGCAATTAGGTCTTTATAAAAACTTAGACTATGATTATTTTTATACCATTTATTAATCTTAATCACTGCATATCCATAAAATGGTCTATCTTCTACATAATATTCTTCTTCAGGATGCTCTAGAACATCTACATCTCCAACATCAGCAATTCCATAATAATCAAACCAATGAATAATATTAGGAATATCCTGTGGGATTACTAGATCTGGAATAGTAAGCACCATCCTACTATACATCTCCTCATTATTTGTAGATTCAATAGAAACCCCCATGTTTGATATACATTATGTTATAATAATAACTTTGCAAATCAATTTTTTTTTTAATAAATAAAAAATTGATATTTTTTTAGTATTTATAGATAAGTATATATATATAATAATCTATGAAAATTCTTGTCTTTGATACCGAAACTACTGGTCTTCCGATTAAAAATGAATTTAATAAAGAACCATCAATTTATGATTTTGATAAATGGCCTTATATTATTCAAATTAGTTGTATACTTTATGATCTCTCGACCAATGAAACTATAATTAAAAATAACTATATTAAAATTGATAATTCTATTGTTATTCCGGATGAAAGTTTTGAAAAACATAAACTTACTCATAAATTTCTTAATGCAAATGGAATCAATATTATTCCGGCATTAAGAGAATTTAATGAATTACTTAAAATGTCTGATATTATTGTAGGTCACAATATTTCTTTTGATAAAAGAATGGTATTTGTTGAATGTTTACGACATAATATTCCACAATATTTTACACGTTTTAAAGGTAGACAAAGAATACAAAAAACAGAATTTTGTACTATGAGAAAAACTACCAAATTTTGTAATTTTATTAGAATTAGTAAGAAAACTAATAAACCTTATTTAAAAACGCCTTCATTGTCTGAATTATATTTACACCTGTTTCCTGAATCTATTTTACCCACGGAATTACATAATTCTCTAGTTGATATACTTATAACTCTCAAATGTTACATTAAATTTAATTATAATTTTAATATTGCAGACATTAATGATAAAATTAATCAGTTATGTATTCAATATCATTGTTCTTGATTATAACTAAAAAGTATTTAATTTACATTATAATATAATTTAAATATATATAGACATGAAATTAAATAATTTTAAGAAAAAGTATAATTTTTTAATTTACATTATTTTTATTATAATATTATTTTTCTGTATTTATAATTATGTAAATATTATTGAACCATATCGTAAGCGTAATAAAGGAAAATGTATAGAGAAAAATTCTTGCAATGAAAATGAAACTATATTATATAAATGTTTAAATAAAACAGATATTGAAGATAATAACGAATTTCATACATATAGAAAATGTAAAGATTCTAAAAAAAAAAATAGTAAACAAGCATATAAATGTAAAATAGATGATAAATGCGATGATAATAATATATTGAGTTATACATGTATTGATGAGGATGATGATGACATAATAGAAACATCGAAGACTAATGGATGGTCAAAAGATAAAAATTTAGGCTATCATAAATCATGTAATAAAGAAAATTATTTATGCTTAATTCAATAAATATGTAATAAACATTTTTCCTTTGGTTTGGGAAAATGTATATTATCAAAAATATTCATATACATAACTATTATAAATTAACTTTAATTGTAATTAAATTTTTATAAAATTATAAACAGAATATATTTTATAATGATTAACCACTACACATTAAACAACCTTCATCATTATAGTCTTTCTTTTTTTCTGGCTCAATTGTAAATTGTTGAGCTTGATGTTTAGGTTTTCTACGTAAATAATAAATTCCTGTTTTTAAACCAGCTCTCCAACTATAAAAATGCATATTTGTTAATGATTTTGGTTCTGGATCTTCCATCCATAAATTCATACTTTGTGACTGACAAATAAATAATCCACGATCATGTGCCATATCTATCAAATTTTTCATCGGTATTTCCCAAACTATCTTATATTTTTCTTTCAAATATTCAGGTAAACCATCTATATATTGAATACTACCTTTATTTGATATTATATTATTTTTAATTTCTTCATTCCATAATTTTAATTCTAATAATTCTTCCACCAAATACTTATTTACCATAACAAATTCACCAGCTAATGTCTTTCTACTATATATATTACTTGTAATTGGTTCAAAACATTCATTATTTCCTAAAATTTGACTAGTGCTTGCTGTTGGCATAGGCGCGCATAGTAAACTATTTCTTATACCATATTTCATAATTTTTTCTTTTAATCCATTCCAATCATATCTATCTGAATGTCTCCTATCGTTCCATAAATCAAATTGAAATAATCCCTCGCTTATAGGAGACCCTATAAATGAACTATATGCTCCAGATAAGTTATCTTTTAAATTCTTAATTTCTGCTTTTATTGGTTTAAATTTATTCAAATATTCTTCTATTTTATTATCAGTTGAAATAGTTGATTCATGTGAAGAATTTGTTATATTATAAATTTCATAATTTCTACATTGTGGTTCATGACTTGTAAAATTCCAATTTTTACAAGCATACTCACTAGCTAAATAGTTCATTCCTTCAATTCTTTCATAACTAATTTCATAACTTCTTTCTAATGCTGCATAATATATAGTTTCAAAAATTAATCTATTCACTTCTTTTGCTTTGTCTGATGTAAATGCTAAATTCATCTTAAAAAATGTATCTGCTAATCCTTGAACGCCTATTCCTATTGGACGATGACTATAGTTACTTTTTCTAGTTTTTTCATTTGGATAAAAATTTATATCAATAATATTATTTAAATTTGTTACTAATACTTTTGTTACTTTATATAATTTATCATAATCAAATGTTTTGTCTTCGTTTACATACATAGATAATCCAATTGATGCCAAATTACATACTGCTGTTTCACTGTCATCGCTGTATTCTACTATTTCACAACACAAATTACTTGATTTTATTGTTCCTAAATTCTTTTGATTCGATTTTTCATTACAAGCATCTTTATATAAAATATATGGTGTTCCTGTTTCCATTTGTGCATCTAAAATTTTTAACCATAAATCGCGCGCATTTAATTGCTTGTTATATTTTCCTTCATCTTCATATTTTATATATAATTCTCTGTATTTATCACCATAAGCATCACTTAAACCTGGACATTTATCCGGACAAAATAATGACCATACTTTATTACCCATCACTCTTTCCATAAATAAATCACTTGCCCATATTGCGTAAAATAAATCCCTCGCTTTTGATTCCTCGTCCCCATGATTTTTACGCAATTCTAAAAATTCTTCTATATCTGGATGATGTGGCTCTAAATAAATAGCAAAACTTCCATTTCTTTTACCTCCTTGATCTACATAACGCGCCGTTTTATTAAAAACACCTAACATTGGAATTATACCATTTGATGTTCCATTTGTTCCTCTTATATGTGAACCCGATGAACGAACATTATGAATATGCAATCCTATTCCACCTGACCATTTTGAAATTTGTGCACACTCTTTTACTGTATTAAAAATACCATCTATAGAATCATCTTCCATTGATAACAAATAACATGAACTTAATTGTGGTCTTGGAGTTCCTGCATTAAATAATGTTGGAGTTGCATGAATAAAATACTTATTAGACATATAGTCATATGTTTCTTTTACTTTTTCCATATTTGCACCATGAATACATACCGAAACTCGCATCCACATATGCTGTGGACGTTCAACTATCGCTCCATTTACTTTCATTAAATATGCCCTTTCTAATGTCTTAAAACCAAAATAATCAAATAAAAAATCACGTTTATAATCTACCATAGCATCTAAATCTTCTTTATTTTCTTCTACAGCTTTCATTACATCTGTATGAATTAATTTATAATTATTATTATTTACATCAATAAACTCATACATTTTTTTCATTGTTTCATAAAAACTATCAATTGTATTTTTATGAAGATTTGATATTGTTATTGCGCTCGCTAATTTTGTATAATCAGGATGAACTGAACCCATCGAAGCACACTGTTCTGCTGTTAATTCATCTATATCTGTTGTTCTTATATTATCTTTTAATTGATCAATGACTTTCATTGCTAATTGACCATAAATCACATTTTTTAATTCTAATTCCTTACCAATTGTCTTAATACGTTTTAAAATTTTATCAAAAGAAATTGCCTCTTTCTTACCTGATCTTTTTAATACATGCATATCTATAACATTAGATTTATTATTTGTCATAAATATTTCCTAATTTTATTACAAATATAATTTTAAATCATTTTAAAATTATATTTTTATATTATATATATTTTTATTAAAATTTTATAATATTACCTCCGTATTTACATTTATTATTACATTTTCAGGTTTCTCTTCTTTATTAAATAAAGCAGGATTTATTAAACATCCGCCCATGGGAAAATCACTTCTACTTTTTGCATCTTCTAATGCCAATTTGCGCTTCTTCTTTATTCTATCTTTATATGCACCACTCTCTCTTTCTTCTACTAAATTATTCCAAAAAATCTCTATCATTGGTTGCACTTTTTTGAACCAAAACTTATTTCTTAATACCAAAACACAGCTTATTTTTACTAATTTCCAATATATAGTTGTTATTAACTCTAAATCTTTATTTTTCTCTTTTTCTTCATATTCCCATTTTTTATATTCTTCTGAATCTAAATCACTCAACATAAATGGAGCATAAATATAATATGGCGATTCATCTTTTAAATATTGCAATATTACACCTTTATATTGTGTTTCATTATCTTCTCGATACTCTTCTTCGGTATCATATTGAATAAATTTTGTTTCTAAAAAATCACATTCATTTAAATCACATACTTCCATCTGTAATTGCATCTGAATCCAATATTCCATCTTTGGAATACCTGTTATCTCTCGACTTACAACATTCTTTATTTCTAACATCCTTCCAAATAAATTTGAAGTACCATCACATATTATACCATCTGGTGATGCTGCTATATAACTATAATGTTCGTGTGGTATGCAACCAAACTCTGATACCTTCGTTTTATGAATATATTCATAATATAATATAGAAACCGGCTCATATTTTTGACCCCAATGTAGCGGACTATTTGTATTTGTTACTTTGAACTTATTTATATTTAACGGCTCACATTTTTCCAAAATTAATTGTGTCTGACTATAATCACTTACAAATATTTTATATATATTTGATGCTGTTAATGTTGAATTTCTAAATATATACCATTCATCGCTTCTTTGTTCAGGTTGAATTACTGATTTTAATTTATCCAATTGATTATTTAATTTTTCATAATTAATTTTATTATTTCTTACATGAGTCTTTTTATATGACCTTTTTGGTATTACATATTTAAATACAAATGATAATCCTATATTTAAATAACTATCTAACAAATCTTTACTTGCTTCTTTAGATAAACCATAAATATTTTCTAATATATTACTATTTATATATTCATTTTCCAATAATTCTGAACTATAATTATATACATTTTCATATAAATCTGTATACATTAATTGCAATATATTATCGTCTATAAATTCTAGCATTGTAGACACAACTTTTAATAAAAATTCTACATCTAAACTGTTAACATCATACCTATTTAACAAATAAGCTAAATAAGCATTATATTTTGAAATATTCATATAGTATAATTTATAATATAATTTTAAATTATATTATTTTATTTTATCAATTTAAAAAAAATTATTCATGAATTTTTATTGTTTTTGGTTTACTTCCTTTACCTGTAGGCAATGATTTTATTGTTGATACATGTTTATCATCTTTTCTTAAAATATAACTTCGTTGCTCTTCATTAAAAAATAAAAATGGTACATTTAATATTTTATTATTATCTTTATCATATATTACTTCTCTTGTTTTTAATAAACTTTTTCTTTCCAAACAACGAACAAAATATTTCTTTAAATTTAATACCTCATTTTCATTCAAATTATCTATTTCTTTTAATGATTCTGCATATATATTTAGACGTTTTATTTTTTGAGTTTTATCTAATTTTGCCCATGTTTCTTTTTTATTTGCACTCGACTCATTTTCTAAAAAATTTGATATCTTCAAATTATTATTATTTTCATTATTATTATATTTTGGATGTATATCAGTTCCATTTAATAACATCGTCTTATATGCTATATTCTTCAATTCTTGACAATTATCACTTTTTTTGGATTTTTTATCTTCCTTATTTATTATTATATTATTACTTAAATCATTTGTTATAATATTCATATTATATTATTATCTAAATATAAGTTTATACTCTTTTTTTTATATACTTTTTAACCATTATCTTTGTTAATATTTTTAAATTAAAATCATTTTATATATATTATATGAAATCTATAAATTTTAATAATAAATCATCTACTAATAAACCTCCCCCTAAAACCAGAGAAAAATTTACTAACTTACCTAATGATATCTCTCATAATATTATTCAAAACATTAATAATCACCCCTATCAAATTAATCTTATTAATCAATTATATCTTCAACAACCTTTCCCCGAACAAAAATTTCTTATAAGTGAACTTAAATCTAAAATATCATCTTATAAACAACAAGACATAAAAAAAACTATTCACGAACAAGATAATCTTATTTCTCTCAATAATGTTATAGAAAAACTCGTTTCTTGCAAACTAAAATGTTATTATTGCAATAAAAATACTTTAATATTTTTTGATAAAGTTCGTGACTCTGATCAATGGACTTTAGATAGACTTAATAATTTAGATGAACATACCTGTCAAAATACAATTATAGCCTGTTTAAAATGCAATCTTGAACGAAGAAGAAAAAACAGTGAAAAATTTAAATTTACCAAACAACTTCAAAATAACACAATCAAAATCACAAAAATACCTTAAAATATCACTCTCTTATTTATCCCTTAAAGACATCGAGTTTTCACTATGCAATCTTGTTATTATATCCAAAATATAGTTATGATATTCAGTCTAATTTATTGAATATTATAATATTCAATAAATTATAATATTATATTTCATTTTTTATTTTATTCTTTTCATTTTAATTATTTAAATATAATTACCCATACAAATAGCCTTTTTAACAAATCCTTTTTTCATATAATAATTTTCAAATATTTCATTACAGTTTAATGAACATTCATAACAATCATTTACTTTAGAAATATTTATTGCATAATTTATTAATAAATCACCTATTCTCGTTGACTTATATTCTTCCAATACTAGTAAATCTTCAATATGTCCAATACATCTTCCATTATAACATATTTTTTGTTCTATTATTAATGTTACTGCACCTACTATTTTATTATCTTTCGTATAAAAATATATATTATGTTTTATTGGTAATTCTGATATCATTTTTTTCAATTTTGAAAATGTTAATACTTGCAGATCTATTATTTTTAATTCATTATATAAATTTATTATTTCATTATAACTTTTTTCTGTTAATTCCAAATCTTTTATATTCACTATCATTATATTTTGTATATTAAATACTTTTTAAATATTTTAATTTAAATACATTTTCTGAGCTATATTAATAATCAATGAATCTAAGCACGCAAAATGACCTATTATTAAATAAACTTATGATTTTTTACAATAAAGATAACAATCTTGATAAAATGCTTACTATTATTAACGGTAAATCTAAAATATCTCTCCGAATTGTTGATTGGTTCGCTACTAATTTCTCTAAAAAAAATTATACCGTTTATCCTATTGATAAAAATAATACTATTGAAAGATTTAAAGTCTATAATGATTATAAATTAAATTTAAAAGCTTATTCTAAAAAAAGATTCGATCCTTTCTGTCGGTGGGAAAGAATTACTATTCCATATAAAGATAATACACATATTCAAACCACATTAGGACAACTAAATTTTTTTAAATGGGCTCTAGAAAATAATGTTATTCTCTTTATTGAAGAAAATTATGATATTATTGATAGTGATATGAATCAAAGAAATAGCTCCACTAAATCTAAAAACTTTTCTATTAATTCTAACAGTTCAACTGATACTACTTCCTCTATATCTAGTTATTCTTCTTTATCTAGTAATTCTACTTCATATAATAATTTTAACAAAACTCGAAAAAAAAGAGAAGAATTATCATTTAATGCATCTAAAGGAGTAAAAAAAGAAACTGTAGAAGTTATAATTTCATTTTAAGTTATAAATTGATTTCATTTATATTTATAATTAATATATTATAAATATGAAAAAAATTCCAAAATTTTTGAAACCTACCATTATTTTAGATAAACCAATAACTCCTAATGATATTAAACCCGAAGTATGGAATATTATAGATACTAATAAAAATTATTTAGTTTATTATCCATTTGTTATATCAAGTAGTTTAATTTCTTATAAACCTTCTACTATAGGATATAAATTTGAATCTAGAAACACCATATATGTTTGTGATTGGGCACCTACACTTAGAATAGTTAGTCAAGAACATTTTAATTATGTTCGTAATAATATTTAATCTTCTATTTCTTTTAATCTATCTTTTACATATGTTTCATTACATATTTTTTTCACTATCTTATCATCTATTCCATCTATCGGCTTTCCTAATTTAGACATCGCTTTTGCATAAAACATCTGTTTATCATCATCTTCCATGAAATCTGGATTTTCTTTTGTCCAATTTGTTAATGCCGTATAATTCTTATTTGAAGTCTTCTTTATTACCTGTTTTATCTTCTCTTTTGATTTATCTTTCTCCCAAGTATCATTATCTTTTATATATAAAGTCTCTCGTTTTGTATCCGTACAATGAACTGGTCTCTCATATAAACTTAATTTACTCATATTTTCCATTATTACATTACTTATTCCTTTCTCTAAACCATTCGTTTTAGTGAAATCTAATTGCTCTAATGAAACTTCTATTGATTTTATAAAATCACTCATATTTATTGCATCTTTACATTGTTCATTTAAAAATACATTTATACTAAACTGATTATTTGTTGTATTATGACTATTATTTGTATTATTATTTCCAATTTGTGGCACCAATTCTTTTATTGTATTTGTTAATTCTTGAATTTGATTTCGTTGCTCTTTATTTTCATTTATAATGTCTAAAACTAATTCTTGAGATATTATTGGTTTTGTATTATTATCAATAATTTCTACCCATTTTTCTTCATAAGTGCATTTCTTTTTATGTACCGACAAACCCTGTTTATATTTATATTCCTTTCCACATTTACAAACAAATTTTTTATTTACATTTAATTCGTTTTCTGTTATTTCGTTTTTAATAAAGTCATCATTTATTCGTTTTTTATGTTTATCGGTTAATAAATGTCTTTCATAATCTGTTTTTTTAAACGTTGTAAAGTCACATATTTCACAACTATATTTTTTTTTCGTTATTTCGTTTTTTATAGTCATTATATATATGATAAGTAAAAAAACTCTCTAAATTATTTTTATTAATAATTAATTAATAAGGGATTTTTTGTTAGGCATTTGGGATTTTTTTTTAGTCATTTGGTATTTTTTTTTAGTATTTTGTTGAAATAAAAAAATCGTTTTTTTTCGTTTTCAGTCATTATTATTCGTTTTTTGGTCATCAAAAGTCATCAAAACACGGATGACCGAAAATAACGAAAAAACGCCAAAAAAATTATGGTAAGGACTTTTTCACAATATTTTTTTTGCTTTTCACACCTTAAAGGTTAAAATCACTTTTCAAAATGCAAGTTTTTTGAAATTCCGTAAAGGCAAAATTAAAACTATAATTAGACATTTTTTTTGTCCAAAACCTAAAAAAAATTTGACTTTTGGAATTTCAAAATATTTTGCACTTTGAATTTCAAAAATATTTTTGTGACCTTAATGCTCTCAAACCAAAAAATAGGGTTTTTTTGGGTTTTTTAAGTTCAAATTTAAATATATATAATTTTGAACTTAAAGAAATTTATTTATTTTATAAAAACATATTTAAATCCATATGTCCATAATATCACATCTATTAGCAGATATATTGAAAAATATATATAATCTTTTCTTGTATATATTATATCAGAATAAATATATGAAACATATGATAATAAAACAACATTTATTATTGTATAAAAAAAATTGATTAAGTCTACGTATTTTAAGACTATATTACAAGATAATATTGATGTTTTATAAATTATTTGTAAAAATTATGGAATACTTAGGACGACGGCGAATTATAAATGACAGAGAAGATAATGAACCATATTTGGAGAGATATTATATTTTCTTGAAAGATAGAAAAAATTTCCCATTCAATATATTTATTCATAAATTTTTAAAATCAGACCCGGATGATTTACATGATCATCCTTGGGAATTTAGAACAATAATTTTAGCAGGAGGATATTGGGAACATAGGGATGAAGGAACTTATTGGAGAGGTCCTGGGAGTTATATTTATGCTCCAATAAATACATTTCATAGAGTGGAATTAGATAAAAATATTCCATATTGTTGGACATTATTTATTCCAAGTCTCAGCACTAGGGATTGGGGATTTAAAACAGTGAAGGGATGGATACAACACGAAGAATATTTCAAAATGAAAAAAAAAGCAAAGATTCATCCAATTTAAATAAATTATATATAAATAAATTTAAAGAATAAAGTTATCTTTTTTTTGTATTAAAATTAATTTAATAAATAATTTAATGGGATTAAATCAAAGTATCCATAAATTAAATTTTGAAGGTATGCAAAATATTATAAATAATAATTCTAACAATGGAAAGTTTTTAATAATTAATACATTGGATTCAAATAATCAAGATTGTTTAATAAAATATACATTATCGCCTTCGAGAGAAATAGAAGAAATATCAAAATTTTTAAGAGAAAATAAAAATATTAATATAGTAATTTATGGAGAGAACAGCATAGATAGTAAAGTAGTAGAAAAATATACTCAATTATATAAATTAGGTTTTGTAAATTTATATGTATATATTGGAGGATTATTTGAATGGTTGTTATTGCAAGATATATATGGAGATGATGAATTTCCAACAACATCAAAAATAGTTGATATATTGAAATATAAAGGTAAGTCAATAATTTAATTTAATATAAAATATATATATATTCTATATTAAAATAATCACAAATATATAATATATAATGGAACTAAATTATATCTTATTAGATTTGGAAATAGTAAAACAAGTAAAGGAAGATGATAAATTAGGTTTGATAATTTTACCAGGTAAAAAAAAATTATTTGTTGATTCAAATAGTAAATTATCTTCTATTACTAGATGGTATAATGGTCATAATAGAGAAGATACTATAATATATTTAGAAGAATTAGCAGAAAAAATTGAAAAATTTAGTAATTTTATTAAAAATGGTAATCTTAATAATTTGGGAAATGTATTAAAAAAAGGTATTAAGGATTCCTTAATTGGTATAGAAAATTTAAAAAAAACTTATAGCACTGATTCAATAACAGTTGCTAAATTAGTATTAATTGTTAATAAATTAACTATTGTAATCTTAAAACTAGAAAATATGGAAGAAATAACAAATGATATTTTTACAAGAGAAATAGAAACGTATGACTAATTATATTTTATAAAATAATATAATATTATTTTATTAATAATATTATATTATTATGTTATTATTAATAGATTGTATTAAAAATCTAATAATAATATATGTTTACGATAAATCATTATGTTATATATTGGGAACAAAAGCTAGATGGTATCAATTACATTGTTTTATAAATTTTTTAATTACAATAGAAATATTACCAACCGTATTAGATATATTAATTGAACCTAGAAACGGTTACAAATTATTAGATAGCGATGCAACAAATAATATGGTTTTATCAATGCATATTTATCATGTATTTATCTCAAATAAAATAGGTTTAAATGATTGGTTACATCATATAATATTTGTAGGATTTGGAGTATTACCAGGTATGTTATATATAAATTCTAATCAATTATATCTTCATAAAATAGCTTGCAGTGGTATACCAGGTGTAATTGAATATGGAAGTTTAGTTTTATATAAAAATAATAAATTATCAAAAATTAATCAAAAATTTATTAATACAATTATGTATGTTTATTTCAGATTACCTCTATGTGTTTTTGGTGCAACCATGAATTATTTAGCATATAAAAATAATTTAATTAAAGATCCATTGTGGATTACACTATATGTTAATTTTTTATTATATTTAAATGGAGTAGTATTTACATATTTAACTTTTGATAGTTATGGTATAACAAAATATATGAAAACAAATGAATAATATTATTTATAACACCGATGAACATTTACACATTTGAACATTATATTATTTTTTTTGTTGTTTTTGTTTTTTTTGTTTTTTTTTTCTTTTTTTGATTGTTTTTTTTTTTCCCATAGCTAAAACAGTTAATATATTCGCTAAAAGTTCAACTATAGGGGTAAAATCACTACTTCCCCTACCGTCATAAGTCCTATATTCTTCTTTATTTGGATGCTTCATAGCTGGAATTAATGAATAATAATTATTGTTGGCCATCACAGCATAGTAATATCCATCAGAACTAGGCGTAAACTTACCCTTTTGCGCTGTAACAGTCATTGTTAACGGTTGTAGTCTCGGAGTCCCATCAGGGTTTTTTAGAATCTTAAGTTGAGTTCCTTTTTCCATATATAGTGCGTTTGGAATAGCACTAGGATGGAAACGGTATACAGTATGTTCATGAATTAAATTCGTGGGATATATTATCTGTTTATTAGTTCTAGTTCTTGCTTCTGAGCGTTGGCTATCACTTACACGTACGCGAGAATCACGTCTACCTAAAGTAAGCGTTCTAGGGGGGTTGGGGAGGAGTGAGGCTTCATCGTATGACACGTATGGCACGTCGCCTAGATTTTCAATGTGGCGCTTCGCTTGACTGCGGCGCGAACCACCTTTTCGTAACTTTCTTGTTTTACTCATATATATATATATATATATATAAAAAATAAAATTATGAAATAAAATTTATGGATAATTAATAATATATATATAATAGTATATGTATTTTTTAAAACACATAATATGTGTTTTTTTAAGCTTAAATCATATTAACGCTTGTATGGGATTTAATATGGCACTCAATAGACGAACATTTTTAAACAGTATTTTGTTATCATCAAATAATTTATATTTAGAAGATGGAGAAATACAACCACATTATCCTAAATTAGCAAGTTCAAAAAATAGTATATATCTAACTGGTGCATTAACAGATGAATCATGTTGGTCGATAACTGAATCATTAATAAATTATAAAAGTCAATTATTACATTCAGATAATAGATTTAATAATATAAATTTATATATCCAAAGTCCAGGAGGTTCATTATTACCGACTTTGGCGGTAGTAGATGAGATAAAAACATTAGAAATACCAGTGCATACATATATAAGAGGTTATGCTGCGTCTGCATCAACATTATTATCAGTTGTAGGTGAAAAAAGATATATGTATAGTCATTCAGTAATGATGATACATGGTATAAAATTAAATGGACAAAAAAGTGATAGTTTATTAGATGTAAAAGATTTAAATTCTAATGTAGATTTATTTATGAAAATAATAAAAAATATTTATTTGGAAAATACAAAAATATCGGAAGAACAATTAGATAAATTTTTTTATAGAGATAAATGGATATCTGCAAATGAAGCATTAAGTTATGGTCTAATAGATGAAATAATTTAAAATTTAATAAATAAAAAATATTTTAATAATAAATTGTATATAATGAATAACAATTCAGATAGACATATAAATGAAGAAAAGCTAAAATTAAATCGTGCAAAATATATAAGAGATAGATTAAAGGATCAATATGAAATTACTCCAACAAATAGTATATTAATTTCATTAATAGAATACAATAAAGTAATAGTGGAAATAACAAAATATTTATCACACATATCACCATACTATAGAAGACACAATTTAGATTTTGAAGCAGACTCAGTATATATGGTATTTTAAATTATTACCAAATAATAATTTGTTGATTATTTTGTTTTAATATATTATTAATTTTAGTAAATGGTTTGGATTGAAAGAAAGGTGGAAATGTTTTAAAATTTTTACATACGGACAAAGGAGATGGATGAGATGAAACAATAAGATAATGTTTATTAGTATTAATAGATTTAAGTTTATCATAAGCAAATGCACCCCAAGCAACAAATATAATAGGATTAGATGATTTATTTAATTCATCTATAATTAAACTAGTAAATTCAGACCATAATTTAATATGAGAAGAAGGTTTACTTTCAACTACAGTAAGAGAAGAATTTAAAAGAAGAATACCTTGTTTAGCCCATGATTCAAGAGTATAATCTATTAAATCTATATCAGTATCACTTTTTAATTCAGCACTAATATTTCTAAGTGATGGTGGGGGTTTGGAATTAGTTCCAAAACAAAGTCCAGATGCTTTATTGGGCGTATGATATGGATCTTGACCTAAAATAACTATTTTAGTTTGATAAATTTCAAAGTATTCGAAACATTTAAATATATTTTCTTGTTTAGGAAATATGGAAAGATTAGATTCTGCGTATTCTAATTTTAGGGATATTATTTTTTTTAAAATTTCAGAAACATTAGATTTTTCAAAAATAGGAATCCAAGATTCTTTAATATTATCCATTATTAACTATTAATAATTAAAAATAAAAAACAACAAATCAATTTTTAAAATATTTATATATATAAAAATGGCTGAAAGCGAAGTACTTGAAGAAAAAGTTGAGCAATCAGAATTAAATAATTCACCAGTGGATTCAGATACCAATCTACTATCGGGTGGTAAAAAATCGCGTAAAAGAAACAAAAAACAAAAAGGCAGTAAAAAAAGAAAAACAAAGAAAACTAAAAAAAGAAAAACAAAGAAAACAAAGAAAACTAAAAGAAGAAGAAAACAGAGAGGAGGAATGGGTTCTGAACTAGAGGAAGGTGAGCAAGGAGATCAAGGTGAGCAAGAACAACATGAAAGCGTAGAAGAAGCTCAAGAAGGTGGTAAAAGAAAAAGAAAAAAAGGAAAAGCAGGAAAGTGGATAATGCATGTAAAAGCTTTTGCTAAATCTCATAAGATTAAATTTCCTGATGCATTAAAACATCCTGATTGTAAGAAATCATACAAAAAAATGTAAATAATATTATATTTTAAATTAAAAAAATATAATATTTAAAGATAAGATAAATTTTTTTGATTAATATAAATTTTTTTTGATTAATATAAATTTATCTTTTTTTTTTAGTTTTTCTTTTTTTTTTACCACCTTTTTTAGATTCTTTAAGACCTTCTTTCTGTTTTCTTTTTCTTTTTCTTTTAGTAATTCTTTTTCTTTTATTTTTACCAAGACCGGATATATGTTTTTGTTGTTGCCTTTGAACTGCTGTTCTAGTATCTATAAGTTTATCAATCTCTGTATTAATTTTATATCTTTCTTCTTCTGTTAAATTTTGTCTAATTTTGTTGCTCAAAACATTTAATCTATCATCTATTTTTTCTAACTGGTACTTTGACTTATTTACATAATCAATATGAAAACCTTTTTTTGATTCTGGAATATTTTTTTTTAAATCTATAATTTGTTTATCTAGTCTTCTAATTATATCAACAATATTAAGTTGTTCTGACATATTAGATTTTTCGTTTAACTCAAGTTGATATTTTAAATTTTTTTTATACTCCATTAATTTCTCTATAGTTAAATTGATATCTTTTAGTGATAAATTAGACATTATATATATCTAAATACTTTTAATTTTTCTGGTAGTATATTTATTTTTTGAACGATTAATTGAGAGAGTAATAGCTTTTTTACGAGGATCAGGTTTAATAATAGATGTATATTTAAGATGAGCGCATTTTTTGTAAAGCATATATTCTTGAATTAGAGATTTTTTAATTTCTTTAACTTGTAATTTGAGTTTACTTAAATCAGCATTATTATTATCTTTAGATTCATTTAGTTTATATAATTCGTGATCTAATTTATTTATTTTGCTAATAAGATCTTGTAAATTAGTATTCATTTCATCAATTTCCTTCTTAAATTTATCATTACATTGTTTTTTCTCTTTTCCAGATAAGTTACTACATTCATCTTTAGCATATTTTTTAAATGATGTAAATTCAGATTTAGATTTTTTCATTTCAGTTTTCATAGTAGAAATTTTTTGTTTTAATATAATAATTTGTTTTTGAACTAAGTCATCAAGTTTTGAAAGTTCTTTATTTAAAAATATAGCATCTCTCAAATTTTCATCTACAAAACTCATTAAAACAGGAACATTAATCATGATAGGCTGGGCAAATTGGGTAGGGTCTTTTTCTCTATTTAAATAGCTAATATAACCAGATAATTTATTAGCTAAATTTTTAACACCATTTTGACTTAAAATATTTTCAGATGTCATATATTGTTTTTTGAATTCGTCTTTATCAGTAGTGATTTTTTCAGATTCATTAGTCATAAAGAGATTTATTAATTTAAATAATTCAATAGGACTATTAGTAAATGGTGTGGCAGTCATAATTAATAATTTGCAAGAATCATTACCAGATTTATTGTAACTATTCATAATTAATTTTTCCATAACATCAGTATCAGGTCTTTCAGCATGTTTTAGATCACCGCCATATAATTTATGGCCTTCATCAATAATAATTAATGTCTTTCTAAGTAAATCAGTATTGCCATTTCTCTCTTTTAATATATCATAAATCTTATTTTTTCCAGCTAATAAATTACTAAATTGTTTATATGACATAGGTTCAAGCCAACTTTGACTAAGTAATTTTTTTCGTTCATTAATTTTTTCTGGTAAAATAAGTCCATTATTAACTTCATGTAAAATAATAGAATGACATATTTGGTCAAAAACATTTTTCCATACATCGCTTTTCAATGTAGTTCTAGTAACCCACAATATACTATATCCGGCTTTTTCAAAAGTGGTAGAAGCAATTGATACACCAGAACAGGTTTTTCCAGTTCCGACAGAATGCCATAATAGTAATCCTTTATAAGGAGATTCAGGACAAAAGTAACTAGTAATAAATTTTTGCGTAGGATTAAGTTCGACATCAGAAGCAGATTTATGTTTCTCACCTGATTTAGGTATACATTTATTTTCAACTACAAGTGGTTCCCATTTATATTCTTTTGTATTGTAATTAGATTTAATGAAATCTCTCATTCTAACAAAACTTAATTTGTTTTTTGGTATAATAGATGAAGACGAAGTATTTTTACCGGTATATTCAAGAAGATTATATTCAGCATTTTCTATTGCAATATCATCGATAGTTTCTTCTTGAGCTTCTAAATTAATATTATCAAGTTCTTTTTTAATGTTATTAACTTTAATCTTTTTTTCAATAATTTCAGGAACATAAGCATATCTACCACTCCATTCTTTATTAAGTTGAGCACAATAGATATTAGAATTATTATCATTTTTACTCATATAATCACAGAAATATTGGCGTTGATTAGTTTTTGGAATATTTTTTCTGGGATGACTATATTTATAATAAACTTTTTTAAGGAAATCAAGACTAACAGGAATATCTCTAGTGCTTTTTTTCCCACAATTACCTTTACAATTAATTAATTCAATATTATAATATTTTGATTGTTTATTAACGTTTTTAAAAATATTTTTAGCTCCACCTTTAAGATAGAAATCTTTTTCCATAAATTCATAATTAAGGTCATCAACATTATGTAAATTTTTAGTTAATTCATAATCTACTGCTAATGTTGGTGTTAATTCAAATAGTTGTTTGGATAAATTATTCATGGCTTTATCAAATTCACTATAAAGCATGGTTGCATCATTAAATTTTTCAACATCTTTAAATATTAATACATCAGAATCGGTTTCGCCTTCTTTGGGTTTTTTTATATTATTAGTAATAAAATTTGTAGAACTAATAGAATCTTGTGTAATTGTTGGAACAGTTAAGTAATAATTATAAACATATAAAGGCCAACCTATATTAGGTAGAAAGTCAAGTCCTTTTTGTCCACATGTTCTAGTAGCACGTCCGACAGTTTGTTTAAGATCGGCAATAGTCATTGATGGCTCAAAAATATGAACATATTTTACATCAAATAAATCAATACCTTCTTTAAAGCCACTATCAAATATTATAAATCTTAATTTTTTTCCATGTATATTAGATGGTCTGTCATTAAATAATTTAAGTAGTTCTTTTTTAATTTTTTCATTAAAAGTTGCGCCATAAATAGAATTAGAACATAACAATCCAAAGTTTTTTTCACTATTGGCTGCATCAATATATAATTTAACTCTTTTTTGATTAGGAACTTTTCGTGCTTTAATAACATTATTAAAACCATTGGAAGAAAAAACAGATGACAGTATTTTAGCACCATATCCCCCGTCTTTGACATCAGAGAATATAAAATGTTTAAATTTTTTGCCATGATTTTTTTGATCAAGTTCATCTAATTTCTTAATATTATTTAACAATTGTAGTATTTTAGGAGATGCATCAATAATATCTTTATTAAGTTGTGTAGGATTAAAATTGGGTTTATCAAATTTGTGATACGAATTAATTTTTCCAAAATTAGCTGTTTTACGCATACAATTAAATATTTTGGTTCTATTTTTTTTGGAAATTTTAAATTTTTTAAATGATGATTTATTTTCGTGTGTAAAACAATATTGTTGATCTTTATAACATTCTAATATTTTATTAAATTCACCGACAGGAATCGTACCTCCTTTATCAGGATGATTTTTTAATAAAAATTTTCTAGCATCTGACTTATTATTAATATTATATTTACACATAATAGTTCTACAAGAAACCATAATATTATATATACCTAAATATTATTAAAAAATTGATAAGATTTTTTAATAATATTTTAATATTAAAATTATAAATAAATGATTAAAAATTTTGAAAATCCGATTAGGTGTAGATGTAGAAATATAACAAATAATAAGATATGTTTAAAAAAATGTAGAACATTATATTATGTAAAAGATAAATTATATTGTAATAATCACTTTCAATATTATATGAGTATTTATACAATAAAGATACAATCATTATGGAGAGGAATTAAACATCGAAAAATAATGAATATAATATATAAAAGATTACCCGATGATCTGCAATATAAAATTTTATATTTTGTAAAAAGAGATACATATCAAAAAAGATATATAAAAAAAATAAAAGATGCAGTTGAAAAAAGAATAATTAGTTTTCCGTCAGGTTTAATTTATAATTATGATAATATAGCAAATAGCTATATAATATATCATAGTGATAATTTGATAAATGTATGTCGTTTATATAATAAATATTATAAAATAATAGATGCGCGTCCATATAAACGACGTATGATAGACTTAGTTAAAAAGTTACAACATATAGTAAGTGGAATGGCATTTATAAGAAATATGGATTCTACGCCCGATGGAGAAAGTATAAAAAAAATATATGATACATATGTTTTACTTGAATGGTTAATTAGACCAAATCGTTTGTAAATTTAACTTTTAATAAAATTAAATACCTTTTCCATAGTAATATCATAATATATGTTATCAATAAATAAACTAGTATTAATTTCTTCATTACCATCAATAATTAATACCTCACCTTTTTCAAGGATATCCGGTGAATACAACCAAATATCATGATGATAATGACAATTTTGCAGATATGATAATGGAATGGATTCTCCGGTTCTAGCACGATTTTTAACTCTTTTATTACAAATTTCAGGTATGGTTCTAATATAAACAAATTTCATTTTATTTATACAATCAGAGAATTCATCGAACCATTTATTATATATTTGATATTCAATTTCATTAATTTTTTTGTCTTTGTATAACATTTCAGCAAACACGTTTTTATCACTAAATATTGATCTTTCAGTAAATATAATATCATAATCTTTGGAAAGAGTTTCTTTAAATAATGAAAGACGAGTGATATAGGCCATCATTTGAAATGCGAAGCCATATTTTTTATTATTACCATAAAATTTTTCAATAATATTTTTTCCATCACGTGAGTCAACAATAGATTCCCAAATATCAACAGGTTCTTCTAAAAAGCAGATTTTACAAGGATCACCTTTAACATTACAAAATTTTTCAAAATTTTTTTCAAAATATCTAATAATAGATGATTTACCGGAACCAATATTACCATCAAATGATACTATAATTGGTTTTTTAGATTGAGTCATTTATATAGATAAACAGTTATTTTTATAAATAAAAATGATATAAAAATCAATTTAAAAATAAATAAAATAAATAAAATAAATAAAATAAATAATTTAATGAAAATAAATTTACATAGATATAAATGGAATGTTTTAACAAATTATAATGTTGCATTTTTTTTTATAAATATTTACAATGTAAATATATATAATTTATATGCAATAAATACTTGTTTATCATGGATAATATTAATAACATTTGATTCAACTATTTTATTAGATAATACAAGTTTTGAAAGAATAATAAAAAAGAATAATTTTAATTATTTAGAATTTCATATAGGTAATTTTGTATTGCATAAATTACCATGTATTTATATGTATTATTATCCACCAGTAACAATAGAATATAAACATACAATAGTTGCGTTAAACTTATTGATAATGTGGTGTTATATTGTTACAAAAGGAACTATGGATTTGAGTGATATATATATAAAATATGATTGGAAAATTTATAAAAGATTATATTTTATTTCAATACTAACAGGTTTAAGTATTCCATTAGTTTATAATAATTACAAAAATTTAATTTATTAATAAAAAAATTGATTTAAAGAATTATTGTATAATAATATGATATAGTGTAATTAGCAGAAATACTTTTTGCACTATTATTTTTGAGTGCTGATGCCCGAGTGGTCTAAGGGGTACGACTCAAGTTCGTATGACTGCGGTCGCGTGGGTTCGAATCCCACTCAGCACAAATCTAGATTTTTTTTATTTAGATTTGGCTTTATTTGTTAGGGTCCATTTTTTTTTCCCTCTAATTGTTGTTTTATTTTTTTTAGTTAAGAAATTTCTTTTTTTACCTTCAATAACTGTAATAGTAGGTGCTTGTACTTTCCACGTTCTATTTTTACCTGTAATAAATACTATATCATGTGATTGAATTTTTCTTTTGTTGTGTAATTTAATAAATTTTTTGTATAATTTTTCTAATTCTTTTTTTTTTTTGGAAGAATATTTTCTTGTTCCATATTTTTCGGTATTTTCAAGTCCTGGAGATGCATTATAAATGCTGAATTTTTTTCTACTACGTGTCATTAATATTTATAAATATTTTAATATAAATATATTTGTTAATTTATATTAAAAATGATACGTTCACATTTACTATACAAATCAATAAAAAAATGTGAAGGCCTATTTAATTATAATATTTATTTTCATCTACCTTTTATTTACAATTTACACGAAGATATAAATGTATTGAATATTCCTGATATAATTATTTAATGTTTACGTTTTTTCTGACTTTTTTTACCCTTACTTTTAGTTTTAGGATTTTTGATAATTACTCTTCTAGTTATTCTATTTTTTGATTCGAGTCTAGGTCTAACATCTGGAGCATATGAATAATCTTCCCATAATTGTATACCACTTTTATCTAGACTACTAATAATAGGTGGATTATCTATTGTATCCATATAAAATTTATTCACTAGTGTATTACTTTTTCTTTTTCCTTTTCCTTTAGTTTTTGATTTTTTTCCTTTTCCTTTTCCTTTTCCTTTTCCTTTTCTTTTTCTTTCTGTTTTTTTACCACTAGATCTCGTTTTTTTACGTTTAGGCTCAGGAGTTCTTGAACGAGGTTTATTTATTGTTGCACGCGGTGATTTAGGTGTATTTCTAAAGGTATCTGTTTTAGAATTATATCTTTCATACGCAGTTAAATCAATACTTTTTAAATCCATAATTATATTATCTAAATATTTTTATTTTTTGTCTTTTCATTTTGTTTAGAGAGATTATAAAATAGTTTAATTATAATATTTTGTTATGAATTATGGATTGCCACCTCTTAGTCGCAAAACGAGATGAAGGGTGCTTTCTTTTTGAATATTATAATCAGAAAGAGTTCTTCCATCTTCAAGTTGTTTTCCAGCAAAAATTAAACGTTGTTGGTCTGGGGGAATCCCTTCTTTATCTTGAATCTTAGCCTTAATATTTTCAATAGTATCACTAGTTTCAACATCTAAAGTAACTGTTTTGCCTGTAAGTGTTTTAACAAATATCTGCATATATAATATAACTATATAATATTATTTAAATAATATTATAAATATATTTAAATAATATATATGGATACAACTTATTCATATAATGATCTTGAAGATCAATTATTAAATAAATCTATTATATTACCATTTACACTATTTGCATTATATATATTATTAGCGTGTTTATTTAAAGTTAGAACAAGAATATCAAATGCTATAGTTTATCCAATTTTAGAAATGCGTAGATTATTATTTATTACAGATATTTCTAATAATGATGATATTTCTAATAATGATGATATTTCTAATAATAATGATATAAGTAATAATGATGATATAAGTAATAATGATGATATAGGTAATAATGATGATATAGGTAATTATAATGATGATAGTTTACCAAGTTATAATGAAATTTTTAATAAATAATATATATATATAATGAACTATTTATATTTATTATTACCAATGTTTAGTGTATATTTAGTAGGAACATTTTATCCAGTAGAAAAAGAAGCAGGAAAAGATATTCCATTTAGGCCGCCATCTTGGGTATTTGGTGTAGTTTGGCCTATATTATTAATATTAATAGGATATTCATGGACTTTGAGACCAGGATTAACAAATTATTACTTATTATTAACATTATTTCTCTCTACATGGTCTATATTTTATGCAAATAATAGAATGTTTGCGTTTTTTAATATATTAGCAACTATAGCTTTAACGATTTATTTAATTTTGCATAAATTCAAAAAAAAATCATCATATTTATTAATTCCATTATTAGCTTGGTTGTCATTTGCTAGTTATTTAGCTTATAATTCAATTTAATTAAGTGGTCGCACACGGCGTGAAGAAGTTTGACGAATAACTGGTGGAGGTTCAGAACCAATATTAAATAGAGGCATATTATTTGGTGTTGTGTTTGCACGACTAGGTGGCGGGGGAGGATTATTAGTAGGAGAATATTGCTGCGATGCAATACGTTCTACTGCTAGAAATTCAACAGGAACGCCACTACGATGACGACCAACCATAGCAGCTGCACTACGATAAGCGGCTTCTGTTTCTTCACGGGACTCAGAATAATTAATAGCCTGCCCTGGATTAATTCCAAGATTACCTGCTTCAAGAATAGCATCCTGGTTAGCACCTAGATAAATAATCTTAATATTATATTTATCATCGGCACTCTTAATCATCTCCTTAATACGTTGGCTAGTAAATGTTCTACTACAATTTTCCATTCCATCCGTAACAACATAAATTGTACAACAATCATATGCATCTGGATTCATAAGCTTCTTTTCCATAAAGTAAGTAAGAGTATTTCCCATGGCATCAAGAAGTGCGGTTTGTCCACGAGGAACAAATTGGTGAGTTTCTAGAAGTCTAACCTCGGAAAGAGGCATAGAACGAATAAGCATTTGCTCTTCATGATCAAAAAGCTTTACAGAAACATTAATATTTGAATCATCAGTTTGTTCTTTACGTAGAACTTCTAGAGTAGAGTTAAATCCACCAACAGAATCCTCTACCTTTCCGGCCATAGAACCTGAACGATCAATAATAGCAACAACTTCCTGAATCGTCGAATTAGCCATTGTTTAATATTATAGTAAATAAAAATAAATATTTTTAAATCAATTTTTTTTTAATTTTAAAGAAAGCCAAAAAAAATAAAAAAATTTAGATATTATATTATATTATATTATATTATATTATATTATATAATATTATATTATATTATATTATGTCTGGTAAAAAAAATTTGACAAAAAAAGCAAATAAAAATAGGGGTTCGGTTTCGCGTCCTCGTTCGCGTCCTCGTTCGCATTCTCGTTCGCGTTCGCATTCGCGTTCTCGCTCACCTAATCGTATTCCTTTAGCATCATCATTATCATCATCATCGGTTCCAACACAAGAAGCAGCTAGATATATGCATGATTTAAAATATCGTAGATTAATTGAGAGTGCTTTTAGAGACTATGCAAATACTAAAGACCCTGATAAATTTTATAAAATTAGAGGGTTATTAGAGAATTATGGTTATGATGACTTTGTATTACATGAAGATAAATATAACAAAATATTAAAAGAACTAGGAGCCAGTAAAAAAATTAAAAAAACAAAAAGAAAAAAAGGAAAAAAAGGAAAAAAATAAAAAGTATATAACAAATATTAATATAATTTAAATATAGATTATAAATTATATTAGTAACTAAAATGCATTTACCTGAATTAGCAGGAGGAACAGGTTTATTATTGCTAACAGCAGTTAACGCGCCAGTAAGTCCTTGGATAAGTAGAAAAATAGTTCATATGGGAGTAGGAACACTATTATTGAATGCAGATATATCAGATCCAAGTGTAGTATCGGGTATATATACAGCTGGAGTGAGCGCAATAGGTGGATTGACGGTTACTAATGGAATAAAACATATATCAGATGGAAGAAGAACAGATGGCATTATAAAAGATATAGGTATTTTTAGTTATGTTGCTTCATGTTGTTTATGTTTAGTATTATCTGTTCCATATTCAGAAATGTCTCCATTATTTTATGCAGACCCGGCAGGAGCAATAATAGGTAGAACAATTGAAAGTCCAAAAATATGGGAAAATAAAACAATACTAGGAACAAGCGCAGTATTTGGAACAGCATTAGTAACTACAAATGGTAGTATAGAAGAAAAATTATCAGCATCATTATTAATAGCAATGATAGAATTGTTTGGTGGAAAAATAGATAATTTATTAATAGCATTTTTTTTAATAATTAAATATATAATACAAAATCATTTATATATATTATATATAATAAAATATATAATGCAAAATCATTATTAAAGAAATTCATAACATATTTTACTACAATAGTAAAAATTAGCTTGTTTTTTGTAGAAGTTTTTTTTAAAATTAAATTTGGTTTTGCAAGTATGACATTCTATATTAGAATAACGAAGTATAATATTTAAAATATCTTCATGTAAGATGTCTAATATAAACATATTATTTATTTATAAAAATAAAATACAAATCTTCTCAATTTTATTTTTATAAATAAATAATATGATATAATATAATGGAGTATATAATTCAGTTGAATTATTATAATTATTTACCTTATTATGATTATATTAATTTATTGATAACAAATAGTAAATTTTATTATAATAAGGATTATAATCATGATAACATATATAGATATTATGTTATAAATAAATTTTCAAATAAATTTGCAGAAGATGCTTTACCAATAATTTATTCATATTATGATTTTTTATCAAGAATAGTAGTATTTGAAAATAGTTTAATAAATGCGGGATATATTTTATGGAAAGAAGATTTATATTATGCTTATTGGAAAGCAAAAAATTTATTATAATTAAAAGGATAATATATTTTGGATATAACAATGATATAATTTTTAATTTTTAATTATTATCATATTTTTCGTTGATTTTTTTTAAAAATTCTACTAAATTTTGAGAGAGTGTTAATTTGTTATTGCAAAGAGCTTTATATGTTTGTCTATTTACTCCAAATTTTTTATCATAAATTAAATAATATTTTTCACTATCTTTTTCATGTTTTTTTAAAGAAACATATTTTGGTAATGTAATTTTTTTAACTACTTCTTCTTTTTCTTCTTTTTCTTCTTTTTCTTCTTTATCATCTTTAGTTTCTTCATGAAAATTATTTTCAATATTTTCCAATATTGTTTTAATTTGTTCTAATTTATCTAAAATATTAATTTTATTAGATTTACTAGAAGTATATACTCTTTTATTTGTAATTTTGGGATGTTTTTCAATCTTAAAAAATTCTCTAAATAACATTTTTTCACGATTATAACATTCTTTATAATATACAACATATTTAGGTATCATCGATTCATTAATTTGAGGTGGTAATTTTACTGCATTTGATTTTCTAACTCTTTTTGAATCATCTTTAACTATTAATAAATTTTTTTCAACTATGTCCATTATAGTATATATGAATATGTTATTTTATTAAATATTAACATATATCCACATCGATCTCTATATTTCTTAAATATTTGTGTATTCTTTAATGTATTTAAATAATCATTTATACAAATAAAGCAGCTTTCATATTATTATTGTTATATATAATAATATATTTAATAGATAATCAATGCAACAGTAAATAATCCTTGAATTCCACAAAGTAATTTAGACAAATTACTTACAGGATATATATCACCATAACCCAATAGACAACCTGTAACAATTGCGAAATATAATCTATTAAAATATCTTTTTATAAATGATGGCTCAACATTTTTTGGATTTAATTCTTCTTCTACTGCTGCCTTTTCAGTTTCTTTAGCAACACTATCAATAATATTTTCTTCATTTAAATTATTTAATCCCGTATAATTTTCTTGTATTTTTTTTTTTGCTTTATCTTTAATTACTTCTTCTTTTACAATTTCTTTAAATTTATTTACTCCTGAAAAGTGTGAATCATCTAATAACATATATATAAATGAAAACAAGAACATGACAAATACTAATATTGTAATTTTGTTAAATTTAACTTTAATTAAATTATCTAAATTTTTATGTAAATTTTTAACAAATTTCATTATATATAATATATATTTATATTAATTATGGTATATATAAAAAATAAAACAATAAAAAAATCTAAAAAAAAATTTAAAGGTGGAGGGCCGCCTGATCGCGATATGACTGTCCCTGAAACGCCTCGACAATTAGATATGTTTGGTGAAGATGATGATGATGATGTGCCGGAACTTAATATAGAGCAAAGGAATATGCAACCTACAAAATTTAGACCAGTAACACCATCTCTAGCGCGCCAGTGGTCGGCCGAAGAAATGATTAATAGCACGGTGAGACCAAAACCAGATATAATATTGCCAATAAAATCAACAACAATTGTCGCAAAATCGAGCACATCAGATAAAAAAAAACTTCCAATCAAGCCAGCGCAATCTAATGGTAACAAAACTACTATTAAAAAAATAAAATCGAAAATTAAATCCACATCATCGTCAACGGTAACAAAAGGCAGAAAATCACAAGTAGAATCAAATGGTAAAATAAAAAAAAGTAAAGATGAAGATTCTTCACCAATAGAAGAGGATATAGAACAACAAACATCTAGTGGACAAGAAAATATTAATTTAGATTCTGGTGTTCCAATTATAAATTTAGCAAATAATATAAATAGAATTGGTAATATTTTACCAGAATTTGAACCATTACCAGTATTAGTTGGATTAGTAGGATTAGGAATTTTATTAACAATGTAACAAATAATTATATTTTGATTAAATAAATATAATTATTTAGAATTTGACAGATTTAGTTAAATATAACCAGAAGAATATACCAATGAAAGCTTTCGATAATAAATCTAATATATTATAACCAAATATTTTAGTTAATGTATCAGCTTGATAAAATATTCCATAAAAAGCCCATAAAACAACAAATAATAAGTAAATTATAATAGAATTAAATGTTTTTTTATTTTTCATATAAGTATTCCATATTGTTCCAAACATAAGAGTAAAGAATACAAATCCAATTATATTAGCAGATGTTTTTGGTAAAATTCCACTCTCTCCAATATATCCAGAACCCAACATTAAGAAATTAAATAATAATATTAACATAAATGTCCAAAAATTGACTACATGTTTATTTTCCATTCCTAAAACTAAACATAGAACTAATAACATTAGAGGTGTGCTAATCCCCCAGTCAGTATAGCGATTATCATTAATTTCTTTTAAAGGTAATTCTTCAGTTTTTTCATCTTTCTCCGCTTTATCTATTTTATTAACAAAAAGTCCATAGAAATATCCAGCAACAACAGAGATACATGTTTCTAAGTTCATAATATTACGAACTTTAGGGTTATCATTTCTTAATGCTTCAATAAAACAAATTGTTCCAGTAGTAATTAAAAAAATGTAGGTAAAGTAAAAACTATTTTTAACCAAACTAATTTGCATATATAATTTATAATAATATTTATTTTAAAATAAATTAAAATTTATTTAGAATTTAATTAAAATCATTATAAAATCTTTTTACTTTTGGATTAGCAGATATTTTAGTATAATCAAAATTGGATAAATATAATCCTTTTAAATTTCTTACTCTAGATAATGCAACATATGTTTGACCATACTCAAATATATTAGTTCCAATATCCATTATAGCAGCATCTAATGATAAACCTTGTGATTTGTGAATTGTAATTGCCCATGCATAAATTAATGGTATTTGTGATACTGCTACATTTTTGTTTACTTCTGAATTCCAATTATAATAATTTATTAAAATAGGTTCAATTATATTATTAAATTTAACAAGAGGTAAATTATTATTAAAATCTACAACTATACCTTGGCTACCGTTGGCAATTTGAATATCACTATCTAAAGAAATATTAGCTATACACATAACGTGTGTTCCAATTTTTAATTCTAAAGTTTTATATGCCATTATGTTATTTGCTAAAAATTCGTAATCATTTTTTAATGATGAATTACTGTTAATTACTAAATTATACATTTCACTTTCTACGGTTAATTCAGATTTTCTTGAACCTTTTAAATATTTAATAGTATATAGTCTTTTTTCTACATCATCACTAAGTTTTTTATATTCTAATGTATTAATATTATCTGTATCTTTTTTATAAGGTGAAATAATTGTTATAACATTTTCCTGTCTTAATTTATTTAATTCTTCAATTGTAAATACTCGTTTTTCTAATGTTTCTTTAGTAGTATGTGTAATCCTACCACGTCTAACATACTTTAATACTTTTAAAAATTCTTTTTCATCTTGTCTAAAAATTGATTTTAAAACAATTTGATTATTTTGGGGAAATATTTCATTCCATAATGTATGTTCAAAACAAAACATAGATGCCTCTTTTTCTGTATCATTTGATTTAATAGGGGGTAATTGATAAAAATCTCCTGAAAATATTAATTGTAATCCACCAAATGGAATATCTGGTTTATTATATAATTTTCTTCCGATTTTATCTAATATAAGTAAAATTTTTAAGGACATCATACTAACTTCATCTATAATTAAACATTTAAGATGATACCAATTTTTTAATTTATATTTTTTGTTAAAAACATCATTTAATACATCTTCAATATTTTTATTAGCCAATCCAATACCTGCAAATCTATGTAATGTAGTGGCTTTGCAATTTAATAAAATACTAGCACATCCTGTTAATGCACATACTTGAGTTTTTCTATTATTTTCTTCACTATAATTTACTATAGTTTTTATCAAAAATGATTTACCTGAACCGGCAGGTCCTGTTATAAAAACATTCTCTCCGTTTTTATATTTTTCAAAAATTATACTTTGTATTTCATTTAATTTATACATTATTAATAATTATTTTTTTTTAAAAACATTATCAATTTATATTTATATTAAATTAATAAATATAAATTATAATTAATCATTTGCCAAAAAAAGAACTTATTAATTATTTAATTCGAGTACGCTAATCCACCCATACCACTCATGATACGGAGGACATTGTAATTGACGGCATAGACACGGACTTTAGCAGTGTTGACACCCTGGACAGTCGCGTTCGAGAGGACGAGCTGTAGGGTGGCATTGTCAATACGCGAGAAATTGCAGGTTCCCGATGGCTGGTGCTCTTCTGGGCGAAGGGCGAACGAGTAGACATTGATACCGGTGTCAGGGGCACGGGTGTGGTGCTGGAAGGGCTGGACAAGGTCGAAGTATGTACCTTCACGCTCGGAGAAGCGGTCCTGGCCATTAAGCTGTAATTTGGCAACTACAACTGGATTCTCACCCCAGCAGTGCATGTCGAGAGCAGTTTCAGCGAGAACGAATGTGCCAGCATCAGAGACGCCCGAGTCAGTGGTATTAGAGAGGGCATTAGCACTCATTAGTGGGTCATCATTGGCGAATGGATCTTCGAAGTAGCCAGATGTGTTAATGAATGCATTAGCACCAGAGGTAGCTGTCTGGCCGCCGAAGGCGTGAACCGCATTGGGTAGCGCATCGAAGGCATCAGTGTAATTGAATGGCTGAGCACCAAGTAAGTTATTTAACTGGGTGTTGGCAGTTAGCGAGGAGCAGTAGTCAACATTGGCATCAGGCTGTACAACCCATACTAATTCTTTGCAAGGATGATTTAAGTTGAGTTTAATTTTGTTGGACGACGAACCGACCGATTCATCACCGGTGAACTGGAGTTGTTCGATGAGGTATTCGTGGGGATTCTGCGCCATACGTCTGCGTTCGTCGGTATCTAAGAAGATGTAGTCAACGAAGAGCGAGGCCGCGGCGAGCGACTGTTTGTAGGCATCAGTAATTTTCATGCCTTGGCCGTCGATTTTGCTGACAGCCCATAAGCACTCTTCAATATTGCGGATGTCAAGGTTAATTTTGACTTCGTGATATTGGAGGGCAATTAAAGGTAGTGCAAGTCCAGGATTACGGCAGTACCAGAACTGAAGGGGAACATATAGTGTAGTTTCGGGTAGGGCGTTACGGGGAGCACAGACTTGGCGGACACCGTCGGCCGAGCATGGTCCATCTACCGCAGCGAAGTTGGGGTCGCAAACGTATGTGAGCTGTGTGGTGTTACCAACCATTTTGTGGTAGCCACGCTCCTGTTCTTTAGAGAGAGTGAGCTGATTCCAGATGTGCATCCAGTCACCGTATTGGCGATCGATGCGCTGTCCACCAATTTCAACTTCAACCTGCGAGACTAACTGTTCACCGGGGAAGTCTAACCATCTAGCGTAAACATCGCCACCCGAGTTGAGTGACTGACCAATTTCGGGTAGAGTAATCTGTAAATATGTGCGATAGGCTAAATCACCATTACGTGAGATGGTGCAAGTAACGCGGCGACCAAAGTCAGCCTGTCCATTGAAAGTTTGTTCAATTGATTCCATCGCGAAGTTGGTGTGGCGACGATATGTGACTTTCCAGAAGGTAATCTGAGGATTACCTGTTAGGTAAACATCTTGAGCCCCGTAGGCAACTAATTGCATAAGACCTCCAGCCATTTTTTATAATATGACTAAAGAAAAAAAATTTTGAATATTTAATTTAATTAATAAAAATAAATGTTTTTTAATTAATATATATATAAATTTAAATTGCAGTACATAAATATACTATAAATGAATAAATTATCAGGTAAAAATGTTACATTGGATAAAAAACATACAGAAATGTTAGATGAATTTAAATATAATAAAGAAGTATTAATTCCTAAATATAATACAGAAATTGAAAGATTAGAAAAATTCCTAAATAATACAAAGAATAAAAAAAAAATAGAAAAAATTGAAGTATCACAAAATAGAATAAAAGAATTAAAAAATATAATATATAGATTAGAGAAAGATAGAAAGGAATATTTTTTAAATAATTCTAAATACATTTTTGATTATTTTGAAGAGAAAAAAAATATAACTACTAATATAGATTCAAAAACAACTCTAAATAGTAGTAAAATAAATCATTTTTTTTATATAGATAATCAAGAAGAAGAAAATGTTAAAAATATAGAAGAGAAATCAAGCACAATTGATAAATATTTTTATAATATAAATAATTCATTTTTAAATTATGAAAATTATTGTTATGAATCAGATATATGTAAATTTTGTAACAAAGGTGAGATGGTATATGCAGAAACAGATGGTATATGTGTTTGTAATAATTGTTCACGTTCTATGAAATATTTAATTGAAAATGAGAAACCTTCATATAAAGAACCACCAAAAGAGGTATGTTTTTATGCATATAAAAGAATAAATCATTTAAGAGAAATATTAGCACAATTTCAGGCAAAAGAAAGTACGCATATACCAAGTGAGGTATTTGAAAATATCAAATTTCAAATAAAGAAAGAGAGATTAGAAATAAAAGATTTAACAAATAAGAAAACAAAAGAAATATTAAAAAATTTAGGATATAATAAATATTATGAACATATACCATTTATAAAAGATAAGTTAGGTATAAAACCTCCAGTGATGTCTCAAGAATTAGAAGAAACATTATGTAATTTGTTCATGGAAATTCAAAAACCATATTCAAAATATTGTCCTCGTGATAGAGTAAATTTTTTGAATTATTATTATACATTATATAAATTATGTGAATTATTAGGAGAAATAAAATTTTTACCATATTTTCCGATGTTAAAAGATAGAGAGAAACGAGTAGAACAAGATGCAATATGGAAATTAATATGTATGGATTTAGGTTGGGATTATATTCCAACGGTTTAATAATATATTATTTTTAAATTATAATATATTATTTATTATTTATTAATTAAGAGATTTCTTTAATTTTTTGTCTTCAACATCAGGTTTAATAAATACATATGGTGTTCCATCAATATGTTTTCCATCGCGTTCATAAATTTCAAAAATTCTATTTATTGTTCCACTAAGACTATTATATGGTTTTCTGTTTTTAATTCTATCAGATAGTTTAAGTAATTGCATATAATATGTTATAGATGATATTTTTAAATCATTTAAATATAAATAAATAATTAAATAAATGAAACATCAAAGACCATCTTGGGAGGAATATTTTAAAGATTTAGTAAATTTGACGGCGTCTCGTTCATCGTGTGATAGATTAAATGTGGGTTGTATTTTTGTGAAAGAAAATAGAATAATAGCACAAGGATATAATGGATATATATCAGGTTGTGAACATAAGATGGTGATGAGAGATAATCATAATATAGCAACAATTCATGCGGAACAAAATACAATAACAGATTGTGCAAAAAGAGGGGTAAGTTCAGATGGATGTACAGCATATATAACGCATTATCCTTGTTATAATTGTATGAAATTGATGGTTTCTAGTGGTATAAATTCTATAAAATATATAAATGATTATAAAAATGATGAATTAGTGTATAAATTAGCATATGAGAAAAATATTTCAATAACTAAATTAAATTAAAATTAAAATTAAAATTATCTAAAAATTTTTAATATATAAAAAATTTTAATATATAAAATATTTTTATATCATATAAAAATGATAAATTTATTAAATTCAGTTTCTTTAGGATTATTTTTTTTATATTTTGTTTTAATTAGTGGTTCATGTGGCGAAGTTTTAAATTGTGGATTACAAAGATATATAAATAATTCAATATGGTTTAAACATCTTATGATTTTTTTATCTATATATATTTTTACATTTATTTTAAATTGGTATACTATTGATTCCATAGTAGTAGAAAATTATGAAAATAATAAAGAAAATACTAAAGAAAATACTAAAGAAAATACTAAAGAAAATACTAATAAATTGAAATATTTATATGATTCATTTTTATATAGTGTAATTATATATATAGTATTTGTTATTTCTACAAAAACAGAAGGAAAATATTTAGCATTATTTTTAATACTTTCGGTATTATTAGTTTTAATTCAAATTATATTAAAAGCATTATATGGGTCATATAATAAATTAAATATTACAGATCTATTAAAATCTAATGATGAAATAAAAAATATTTTAAATATTAAATCAGAAAATACGTCAATAATGATATTCAAAATCTTGCCATTTATATATTTATTAAGTATAATTGTATTGTTAATGGGTTTAAGTAAATATTATATAAGACAACGTAAAGATCATAGTAAAAATTGGGATATAATTAAATTTATATTTGGAAATAATAAATGTAATATGTAATATGTAATATGTAATATGTAATATGTAATATGTAAATAATTATTAAATATATAAATATAATAATTATTATTAATACATTATAAATTTCTTGATAGTTAGTATTGTAATAATTAAATAATTAAATAATTAAATAATTATAAAATATATAATATAATAAGATTTAACTAATATTTAATGTTAATTGATTAACAAATTTAACTAATATATAGAAGATGCAAGCAAATAATGCACTATTAAATAGGTAACCATAAAAGTTTGGATTTGCGTCATTACCAAATAATGAAGGAAAAGTTTTTTTAAGGGTTCTTCTAAAAACTGGTAATTGGAAAAGGAAATATAAAACAGAAACTAATAAGGGTAGTTGAAATTCATTATAAAATATATCAATACTATCTAAAGATATTTGTTTTTTATTATTTTGAGAAATAAGGTCTTGGTGTGTTATAGAGTTAGTAATAAAATCATTATTTTGAGATTCAGGAATAAAATTTGGTTTAATTTGGTTATCATTATTTACGGAAGTAGGATTAATAGGAATATCTCGACTGGGTAAACCAGTAGCACCAGCCATATTAGCTTTTTGTAATTGATTAATCATTTCATTATAATTATTTTGATTATCGAGTTGATTTTGTTCGGGTACTTTGGTAGGTATTTGTTGCATCATAGGGTTGGCCATTTGTGAGGTATTTTCAGCGATAACTTCATTTTTGGTTAAAATAACATTGTTACTATTACTTTGAGTTTGTAGTGGTTGTTCAATTGAATTAGGTAAAATATTACTAGGTAATTGTGAAATAGATGTAGCACCATTATTAGAATTTTCCATTATAAATATTTATTATAACTTAGTAAATATTTATAGAGTAAATTACGCAAATTCAACAGTTTTAGCTTGACTATTACATTTTGTGGCTTTTTCTCTCATAATAAAACATTCATTATTATTAGTGTCAAAAGAGAAAATTTGGTCTCGTATAGCATTTTGTTCAGGTCCAATAAAGTTATAACAATTTTTTCCATCACATAATTTTCTAAATAAAGTAGCAAATCCTAAACCTAATATTATTGCTAAAATAAAACGCCCTCTATCAGTATATAATATATTATTTACAGCGGTGCTTAATCCTTTTCCTATCATTATATATTATGATATATATTTATTGAACAGGAATATGATTAATTTTAGATTTATTAGATGGACATTTAACTTTTTCCATACTATATTCGAAACAATTATCTGCTTTATCTTTATATTGTACTGAATTTATGTTAGATGGTGTAGGATAAACAGATATTTTTTTTTTTTCATTATCAAAATACATAAAAATAAGTCCAACAAATAAACTAATTAAAAATATTTTAATATTAATTATTTTAAGTAAATTTTTTATCATTTAATATATTGTAATATAAAAAATTATTGTGGTTTTTTGATAACTTCTAAATTTTTAATATTATATTTATTTTGAATTAAATAATTGTATATTTCGTCAGTTTCAATAGAATTATATTTATATTTAAGACTGCTAATATATTCATCTAATGATTTAATTTTACTAGTATATAAAAATACTGCATCTTTTAAATAATTTGTTTCTTTTGTTTCTTTAAATAGTTTTATAAATTCTTTAAAATCAGTAATTAAAGATTGAATTTCTATATTTTTTTGATTTAGTAATTCTTGGCTATCGGGATTAGAGGTGATAGATATATATAATGAAAATAAATCATTATATTTTTCTTGAAGAGTATTTAATTCAGATTTAAAATTATCAAATGATTCTACAGCTTTATCTTCTTCTATATAGTTAAATAAGAAATCTAGTTTAGTTAATATAATTTGTTTTTTTTTATTAATTAATGAATTATTGGTATTTTTTAGTTCATTACTAATTATAACTGGATTCATTTTAATTATTTCTAAATTAAGATTGCAAGGTTTTATAGTATTGCCGCATGTAGCACGTAATATTTTGTTATTTTCAAAAAAAATAGTGCCACCATATTCTCCACAATTAATACATTTAAATTTTTGTTTTGAAAATATTTTTTTCTTAGATTCTATAGAATCTTTGGTATTAATAAGTTTATTAATAGCAGTTTCTTTTGTTTTAGTATATGTTTTTTTTAGATTATAATAAGTTTTTAATTCTTCTAAATATTTAGAGTAATCGCTTTCTTCGACTAGTTCTTTTTGAAGTGATTGTTCCATATTATAAATTAAAAATATATTTTTCTGTGTAATAAAGACGCTTCTGGATGATTATTAAAATCTGGTAAATTAGTGATCATATTATTTTGAATTCGTTGTTTATTTTCTAAATCCGCACGATTATAATAAACTAATTTAGACATTATGTATTGTTTATCTTCAATATTTTTTTGATATCTTTCTTGTGGTGTTTTGTTTCCTTTGTATTTATAAAATAATATTATTCCTAAAATTGAAAAAAATAAAATAAATAAGGATATATTATATACTAAATTATAATTTCTTTGCTTATAGTTATTACATTCTTTTAAAATTTCTTTAAAATAATATTTAACTCCAGGTTCTATAAGTCTTGGTTTGTTTATATTATTATTATAATTGGATTCACTCGAATTATTTAAATTTAAATAATTATTAATATTTTTAAAATCCATTTAATATTAATAATTATAGTTATTTTATAAAAATAATTTATACATATAAATATAATTAGAAATGCAATCACTATTAACAGATAGTAAAAATGAAGTAGATAATCAATTAAAAAAACTTCCAAGTGCAACTACGTCTGTAGTTTTTTTTTTAACAATGACTATTATTTATGGTTTTGTAATGATATATACTACAATTAATTCATCTACTCTTACACAGGTAACAACAAATTCTAAAAATCAAATTTATACATTAATATATGTATTATTTTTAATAAGTGGAACATATTTTATAAATGTAAATATATCAAAAAGTATTTGTTATGAAAATACTATTCAATGGGGAACAGTATTTACAATAACAATCATGCCATGGATAATAATATTTGCAATATTATATTTTCTGTTAGAATTATTTCCAGGATGGATAAAGCCGTTTTCAAATACAGTTGGATATTTTATAGTAAATATATTAGGAGCAACAGATAAATTAAAAGATGTATTGAAATCATCATCAGATCATAATAATTCAACATTAAAAAAAGCATTAGAAAATATAGAAAATAATTATTCAAGATTTATAAATGAAATAGATGTAGAAGAAGATAAATATAAACTTTTTGTTAAACAATTAAATATTGAGGGTTTTACAAAAATTTTGGGAGATTATACAGATAACCCAGATGGTTTATATAGAAATCTCAATATTGTTCAATTATTTGCATTAATAAATATTAAAGATGTAATTGGTAGATTATTTTGGTATGTATTAGCAGGCACTTTAATAGCGTCGATTAGTTATAATTTTATAATAAATATGAATTGTGAGAAAACATTAGATCAAGCTAAGAAAGATTATTCTACTATGTTTGAAAATAACCATGTCCCAATATATGGTAAAAAATGGAAAAAATTATCCGAAGAACCAGCTGAATCAGAATATCAAGATTATACAGTTCGTTTAACACAATTAATTAATAAATATGGTAACGATTTCTTAACAAAACAAGATAATAATAATGAAGTACAATTAACTAATCAGCAATTAAGAAGTATTCAATTATCATTTGATGAATTACCAAGTAATTGTTATATTCAAATTGATACTGATTCAGGTTCACAATATTTTATACCAATTGAGTAAATAAAATAATTAAAAAAAAATTTTATTTATTGTTTTTAAAATAAGAATCTTCTATAATTAACATAATATAAAACTGCTAAATAAGAGAGAATTCCACATATTATAATAATTAACCAAATAGGACAGATTGTTTTATTTCTGTAACCAATACCAAATTCTCTGGGTTTACCATTCTTATCAAAAACAAGGGATGGTTTAGTAAATATAATTAAAATAAATAATAAAACAAATATAATAATTGATACTAATGGTATATTATTTCTTACAAATTTTGAAAACATATTAATATTATATAAAATAAATATAATATTAATTATAAATTAACTATTATTTTTTAAAAAACATTTTCACCTGTTACAAGTTCTTGTGTAAGAACTCCTATAAATGCTATCATCGCTAATCTTCCATTATTTAGTTCTTTATTAAGAATGTTATCACTAATTGTAGAGATATTATAATTTCCTAGATTACCTGGCTGATAATTTTGTTTTAAAGTAAATATTTTTTTTTCAGTAAATGGATTTTCCCAACCGTTTACCATACGAATAACTTCAAATAAGAGCATTCCAAACCAAAATGGAGCCTGGTGATAAAGATCTAATGAACTTAGATAATTAATACCTAAAATAGAATTATCATTATCTATTTGTTCTAGAATAATAATACTAGGAACTGCTAGCATAGCAGTGCGCCCATGCTGAAGTTCTGCTTCACGTGTAAATTTAATTTTATTTTCGCTTTTCTTATCTAGAATATTAAGTGGATCAAAATTAGGAACTGGTGGAGTAGAACCGACATATCTCCAACTTTTAATAGAAGGAACTACATTTAGTAGAGCAGCATTATAAGACATACTAAACATGATAATAGCAGTCGATATAGACATTATAATAATATATTTATATTATAGATATCTTTATATATATTTTTTTTATATTTTATATTTAATCATATTCATAATCACTATCCATATCGTCATCAGGAATATTATTCATATTATATTCTTCATCTTCTATTTCTTGTTCTCTTCTTTCTAATTCTTCTTCATCTATTTTATAAATTTCTTTATTCATTTCAGTTACATTATTATTTTTACCTAATTTACGTTCTTTTATTGCTTGTTTTTCTATTTTATTTCTTTCTTCATCGTAATTAGATGCTACATATTGTGTCAATCCTTTTTGTAATCCCGCGCTCCAACTTTCTAATTTATTATTTTTGAATATATTTTCTACTTCTCTTTCTTCATCTGTTAAATCTTTTAAATATTGTGTTATTAAATCTTTTTCTTTTTCTTTTGCATATGAGATTTTTTCTTTAACTTTTTTATATGTTTTATTAATTAAATCTAAATGATTGTTTATAATACTTAAAAACTCATAAATGTAATTTATAATTGATTTATTCATTTCTTCTTCATTATAATCATCAATTTCACCTATTTCTAATATAAATTCTTGATATTTTGTAACTTTAATATATTCATAAAAAACACTATAAAAAATATGAGTATAAAAATATGTAATAAATTCTTTATCAAATATACTTGGAATATATCTATCTTCTTTTGAATTACTTATTTTAATAGGTGTTATAAATTTAGTAAATTTCATTAATATAATAAATATATTTGATCTATTTTTTATAAATTTAAAAACAATATCTAATCCTGGTATAAGTGAAAAATTATTTAGTTTCTTATAATAATTTTCTAATATATTTACTATATCTTTATTATGTATTTCAGATAGCTCCCAATGCTTTGGTATTTTTTTTAATTCAATTTGTTTATTTAAAATAATATTTGGAAAAATATTGATTAGATTATTTAAATAGTTATTATAAAATTGACAATTATCAATATTTATTTCAAAGTTCAATAATTTTTCTATTGAAGAAATTAATGATTTACTCATATTTGGTATTTTTTTTATAAAATCTAATAATGAATTTTTCATTTGATTATTAGTTTTAGCTAAATAATTTTTTATACTATCTAATTCTTTTTCATCACTACTATTTATATCAAATCTATCAAATAGTATATTTAATTTTTCGAATAAATTTTCTTCACTTTTAATTTCAATTGAAGATTCTAAGTAATCATTTAAAATATTTCTTAAATATTCTATATTATTTATAATTGGATAATTTGAATTAGATTCTAATATATTTCGTTTATTAATAATATTTATTAATTCATTAAATACAGATTTATTATATATTTTTCCTTGAGATTTCAATGATTCAATAATTTCAGAAATTTCTTTTGTTGTATCAAAACTACTTGGTTTATCCATACAAATACTTCTTAATTCATCATCAATTGGTAAATTATTATTAAAATTACAAAAATAAATAAAACTTTTATATATAGTTTCTTCATTAAAATCATATTGAACAATAGGTAATAAAACTTTTGTATTTTCAGCATTATATAAAATAGATGATTTATTCAATGACATTATACTATCTAAAAATTTACTGTAATATTGAACTAAATTGTTATTATCTAAAATAGTTTTATCACTATTAATAAAATAATTTATTGTATTTATTGTAGAATTACAACAAGCATTTTCTAAAAAAGGATCACCTGCTGAATTTTCTAGCAAAGTACTATTAGTTTCTACTATTTTTTGAATACTTTCAATAATAGCATTACTTAAATATATGCTTTTAGATGTTAATGTTTCTAATATATAATTTTTTTTTCCTTTTCTAAATGTATCTAATAATTCATCTTTAAATGTATCCGATAAAGGTAAAGTATTATCTTTACCAATTTTAATATTATATAATGGAGGCATAAAATTATACCAATTATCTATTGATAATTCATCTGGAATATATTCTTCTTTATTTAATATTAAATATTCTCTCTTTTTTTGACATACATCAATTACATTTTTGTCATTTATAATATATTTTTCAATTAATGCTTCTATTTTTTTACCAATATTTGCTTCTGAAACTTTTAATAATGTATTCCAGGGTTTAATTGAACTTTTAATTTTACTAGCAATACAGGATATATAAATTAAAGTGGTTTTATCTTGGTCTCCATCAAATGGATAACCTGAAAATGATTTAATACAACCTGGGAAAGTTTTTTTAGTTTTAAAATTTGGAATATTAATTTGAATAGCAACTATTAAATATGATAAAGTTAATAATAATAATAATTGATTGTATGTATCTTCATAAGATGGTAATCCTTTGACTTTACCTTCTTTTTTTGCCGTTTTGGCCAACATTTTTTCATATTGTTCTTTAGATGGAATATTTGCATTATGAGTAGTAATAACATTATTAATAATAAATTGATTTTGTCCTTCTACATTAATACCCATCATTTGTGACATAGATTTAACTATATTATTTATTATTTTTACATCTGGATTTGTAGATAGATTAGTTTTTGAAAGATTTATAGAATATTCATTATCTAAAATATCTTTAGTATTTAATTTGAATCCTTGCGTATCATAACCTTCGTCACTAGAAAAATCTATATTTTTAATAATATATCCACTATGTTTATCCACCCAATAGTTATTATCATCACTAATTGTTCCTTGTTCTGCACAAATACTATCTAATTCTTTTATATAATCTTGCTTACTTGAAAATGCATTTGCTAATTTTAATAGAAATCTTGGCATTAATTTTACAGCCGTTTTATTACAATGTAACCAATATTTATTTTCTTCATATATAGATTCACGTGTAAATTTTAAACAAAATTTCTTAATATATTCTTGTCTTTTTACAAAATCAGGTATAGATAATACTTTATCTCTTAGATTTTCATAAGGAGAAGTCTTAATGTCTTCAGATATATCAATGTAGTTACTTAATATTAATTTATTAACTTGTAGATTTTTTTCTTCTTTTATTTGAATTATATTTTTTAGATATTTTTTAGCATTTTCATAATTATCGTTTAATTTACCTTTTATTTCTTCAACACTTAAGTTATATTTAGCTTGAAAACTATCTAAAATTTTATCAACATCTTCTTTTAAATTATTATTTTCTAATTTAGAACCATCTATGCATTTATCGTTTATAGATATACAATCTTTATTAATATCACATAATATTTTGTTTGAATCTATATAAAAATCATTTTTAAATTTTTCATCTATAACCCATTTTGACTCTTGTCTTACATAAATATAATTTTTTTTGGTTTCTTTATCAATAAATAAACAATAATCACCATCAATTACTTCTCTCTTTTCTTCAATTACAGCTCTTGCTTCCCTAAGCGCATTTTTTTTACTTAAATTCATAACATCCATAATTTTCTCAGTTAAAAATTCAAAAAATTGTTTAGTATCCATAGTGGTTTTTTCTTTAGCATATTCGTTCGCTAAACTGTAAATAGTATTATCATATATAGCATCAAAAAATATTTGTTTAGAATTATCATTTTGTATATCTTCTAATGATGTATATTTTTTTGATAAATAATATTTTTCACATTTTTCTTCCTCTTCAGGAGAGATATCCTCAGTATTAGATTTGTTAGCTTTTTTTATAAAATTATCTAGTAAATTAGAAACTATTAAATCCATAATAGTTTTGTTTAAACAGGTAGTAAAAAATTTTCCACCATCTATTGTAATGAAAGAATTAATTAGTTCAGAAGTATTATTAAAATTATCAGGATCAACATTATAATTAGTGTAAACTTCTTCTTTGAGTTCATTAGTTATAATATCAAAATTAAATTTATAATTTTCTTTTAATTTGAGAGATTCTTTATTTATTAATGTTATCAATTTATTTAATAGATCTTTACTAATATTATATTCCTTTTTGTAGTTATCAATATTTTCATTAAATAATTTGGAAATAATAGCATATTCTTTTTTATTTAAATTATCCATATCAATATTTAAACTTTGAATATCTTGAATTAATGATTTATGATTTATATATTTATAAGTTTTTGATAAATATTCAATAGCTGAACTATTAGTTGGTATAAAAGATTCTAATAATAAATTAAATTTTTCATCTATAGACGTAGATGCATTATCTTCAATTGAGAAATTACAAATATTATCTAAAAATTTATTAGAATGAATAGTATCATGGGTATTAATAAATTTATCAAAATTAGATTGTTCTAATATAAATTTATTGATATTAGTTTCATTATTTAGTAATTCAAAATAATTAAAAAAATTTATATTCAAATTAGATTTATCATAAATAGTAGTATATTTTTGATTAATTTTAGAAAAATTAAATATTGGTAAAGGTAATGTTATAAAAGATGTTATAATTATTTTATCATTAGGAGATAATTTTTTTAGATTATATATGCGTTTATTATTTATATAATCCGTTTCTAACATTTTAATTCCTTCATTATAAACTTCTGTTGAAAATCTAAATGTATCAACTGATTTATCATTTATACAATAACTATAGAAATCATTATATATATCATTAATTGCTAATATTTGAGTGTTTACATCTAAAGAGTTAAAATTGATACTATTAAAATCAGATGTATATTTATTTGTAGTATTATCAAATATATTTAATAAATTATTTATATAAGTGATATAGTCATTTATTTTATTTTTTGAAGCACTATTAGACCATTTATTAATAATAGAATTTAAATTTTCAATAAATTCTCCCATTTTAATTTTATTAATAAATTCATCATCATAATCATCATTATCTTCATTGTCTATTAAATTTTTAGAATTATAAACTACTGGTATTAACCAATATAATTTTTTATTTAATTTTAGTAATGCTTCTTTCAGTGGTTTATAAAATTCTCCCTTTTCAGTAACCATAATAGGATTATTATTTTCATCTAGATTTGAGAAAAGTGTTCTAAGTTCTTTATATCTATTTAATTCTAAATTAATATTAGAAATTAATACTTCATTACGTTCTTCAGGTTTATAAAGATTTAATATATGATCCATATAATCATTTAGTTGTGTTTCTAAAGTATATCTTTTTTCACTATCAGGCACATTAACACTATGATAAAATTCTTGATAATCATCTTCTATTTCAAAATCATCTAATAAAATTTCATTTAGTTTTTCATCATCTATATGTTTAATAAGATCATAATCTAAATCATCTTTATTTTCTAAATTAAGAAATTCAGGAGATACATCTTGAATTATTTCCTGATCTTCAGATAATTCGGTAGATAGTAATTCTTTAGAATCTTTTATTATAATTTTTTCAATATTTAAATTTTCAGGAATTCCACTATATGCAAAATCAATATAAATAACTTCACTATTTGGAATTAATGTAACTTCAATCATATCTTCTTCAATATTAGTAATTATACCATTTAATATTTTAGGTAAAGGTCCACCAAATGTTATTGATATACTTTTGTTAACACTAATATTATTTTGAATAACAAAACTGGGACTCTTGGCTCTATAATGCAAAATAATGTTATCGATAGATTCTTCTAAAAGTTTTCCTTCTTCGGAAATATCTAATGTTGCACTAGTATCTTCATTTAAAAGTGTAATTTTAGTTGAATTAATAAAATTAATAAAAAATATTTTTTCATGAAGTTCTAGATTACTTGGTGAATCAATTTGAATAATATCTCCATATTGTAAATTATATTTTTCGCTTTCCATTATAAATATACTATATTATATTTATAATAGAAAATTTATGTAAAAATTTAATTTTAATTTATTTTTAAACAAGTTAAAGATATTTTACAAATATTAAATAGTATACATTATGTCGTCAGAAGAATTAGTAAAAGAAGTGAATTTATCATCAGCACTAAATGATATTAATGAATATTTTCATACAAAAAAGTATGTTTATAATAATAATGAATATACAATAATTAAATATAATAAAGAAAAATTAAAAACAATTGAAACTAGTGATAGTGATAATAATAATTTAAATGATTTATCTAAATTTAGATCATTAGTTGTAAGAAATAATAAATTACTTGTATTTAGTCCAGAAAAGTCATTAAATTTTGATACTTTTAATAAAAAATATGAAAATATTGATGAATGTTGGATGGAAGATTTTATAGATGGAACAATGATAAATGTATTTTATGATAATATTAATAATACATGGGAAATAGCAACTAGATCAACTGTAGGAGGAAATATTGTATTTTTTAATGATATTAAAAATTATAGTTTTTTTAATTGTGATAATCAATTTGAGCATTATAATAATATTACTTTTAGAAGTATGTTTTTTGAAAGTTGCAATGCTAATAATTTTGATTTAACTAGTTTGAATACTAATTATTGTTATTCTTTTGTAATGCAACATCCATTTAATAGAATAGTAACACCAGTTCAAATACCAGTTATTTATCTAGTAAAAGTATATGAAATTGATAATACAAGTTTTCCAATTGTATATGTAAAAGAGAAAAATATTTTAGAATTAGTAAATCAGCCACCATATATTTTTGCAAATACAAATGTTAAATTAGTAAATAAATATTCGATTAATACATCACTTAATGAATTACGAACATATTATGATAATAAACTGTCACCATTTCACTGTGTAGGAACAATTATTTATAATAAAGATGGAACAAGAACAAAAATTAGGAATGCTAATTATGAGGAGGTTAGAAAACTCAGGGGAAATCAACCAAAATTGCAATATAATTATCTATCATTAAAAAAAGAGAATAAAATTAAAGAATTTTTATATTATTATCCTGAACATGTATTATTATTTAATAAATTTAAATTATTAATGTTTGAATATACAAATGAATTATTTACAAATTATATTAGTTGTTTTATAAAAAAACATAAACATTTAAAAGAATATCCATTTCAATATAAAAATCATATGTATCATATTCATCAAAAATATATTAGTGATTTAAAATCAAATAATAAAGTTGTTGATAAAAAAGTTGTAATTGACTATGTAAATAGTTTACATCCGGCACAACAAATGTTTGTTATTAATTATAAATATAATCTAACAACAGAAAATAGTCTAGAAAATAGTGAAACTATGGAATTAAATTAAATACTTTAATAAAAATATAATTCATCAGTTACTAATAAAAAATTTATCATATTATCATTATTATTATTATTATAATTATTATTATAATTATAATGATGAACTATAGTTTGTGATGGTTTTTTATAATTATTAGTATTACTAATTGGTATAGCTTGAGAATTAGATAAATCTCTATAATTACTTTCAATGGGTATTTCTTCTGTAATAAATTGAGGTGTAGAAATATTTAATTTATTTTCATATTTTTTCTTGTGATTATGATTAGAAAAAATATTACAAATATTTCCCATAATATATTATATTATATTATATTAAATTTTTTACATTTTTATTTATCTATAAAATATTCTTTAATAGAATTTAATAGTAAAATACTATTGTTAACCGAATCCTCTATCATAATTAATAATTCATCTTTTGAAATTAAATTTTTAAAACTAATTTTAATAAAACTATTATTGTCATGAGGGTGTTTTTTTAGAAAACCAATATAATTTATTATTTTTTCTTCTTTAAAATATTTATTATATAAGTAATATTCAATAATTTTACCAATTGTATAATCTTCATTTAATAAAGTTACAATATAACAATTATCTAATGTATCAATTGCATCATGAATTAGTTCATTTTTATTTTTTAGAGATTCTAATGTAATATATAGTTTTTTAATAATTAAACTAATTCCCAATTCAACCAATTTATAGTTACTATAAATACCGATTGTTTCAATTATAAAATCAAAACTATTTTCAATAAATAAACGTTTAGCATCTAATAACATCCAATCTTTCTTAATAAACTCTAATTCTTCTTGTGAAACTGTATCTTTTAAAGTAGCTTCTTTAGCACTCCATGCATCCATTATTTTAACCGGATCAAGAGTATTACCATAAGAACAAGTACTAACAACATTAAATGTTGCATCTTCTTTAGCACAACTAATTGTTAATTTAGCTTCTAATTTGATTTGCTCTGATTCACTAGTATCTGTTAATTTTGGACGTAATCTAATAATATCAATGTAATCACCTGTAATCGGATCGGGTGGAAATAATTGTTTTACTTCACTGTGTTCTAGATATTTTTCAGAATCAATATTTTTAATTTTAAAATCCTCAGTTGTTACATAAATAATACTATTAGTGTCATTTATTTTGTCTAATTCAACAATGTAATTTTGATAAGGGAACTCATTAATATTATTAATATGAATAGGAATACAGCTAATTCTTTGTTTAATGAGTTCATTATTTAAACGAGATTTATTTATTTTGATGTTAACATTATTTTCATTATAAGGATTAGTTTTAAAAACAATACATGGTATTTCAGAAAGTATTATTCTTCTAATTGCATTAGCATAACTAACATTTATATTACTTAATGTAAATTTAAAAGTATTATTATATTCATCAACATTGCTTATTTTAGGAAGTGAAGCCATTATATTTATAATATTAAATTTATTTATTATATTTTTCAATTTTAATTAAAATATAATAAATATTTAGATTAAATATAAATATAAATAAATTTGTAAAAATATAATAAATATTTAGATTAAATATAAATATAAATAAATTTGTAAAAATATATTTATATATGAGTTCAGTATTATATTATAGTAATTATTGTGATAATTCAAAAAAATTGTTAGGTTATTTATCAAAATCATCTGTTAAAGATAATTTACATTATGTTTGTATTGATAGAAGAGTTAAAAAAAATAATGCTATGTATGTTATATTAGAAAATAATCAAGAATTATTATTACCAAATACAGTTAATGCAGTTCCAGCTTTAATGATATTAAATAATGACTATAAGGTTTTATTTGGAGATAATATATTAGAATATTTAAAACCAGTTGAACAAGTAAAAGTTCAAAAAGCTACAAATTTTAATGGAGAACCATCTGCATTTTCATTAAATGATGGAATGGCAGGTGTTCATTCTGATAATTTTAGTTTTTTAGATCAAGGAAATGATGAACTTTCAGCTAAAGGCGATGGTGGAATGAGACAATTATATAATTATGCCACAATTAATTTTCAAGAAAAAATAGAAACACCAGAAGATGATTATGTTCCTGATAAGGTAGATGAAAATAGTTTAAAAAATTATCAAGATACAAGAAATAATATTAATTAAATATTTAAATATACTTTGTAATATATATTTAAATATAATATATAAATTATTTTCATAGAAAATGAAAGATAAAGAAAATATTGATATATCTAATTTAATAGAATTTTCTAAAATTATAAAAGATTTATTAAATGATTTAATAAATACATTTCCCGATAAAATAGAAAATATAATATTAAGAGATGAAAATATGGTTAGAATAATGAAATATGAATTTAATAAAGAAAATACAGAGTTAGATGAAGAATTAACAATATCTGCAACTGTTTTATATAACTTCTGCAAAAATGTTTTTCCATTAAAATTTTTTGATATTTTATATCAAAATGAAGAAATTTTTATAAATGAAACAGAATTATGTTTATTGCCAAATATAAATTTTTCAGAATTATATTTTGATACAACAAGTAATCAAACAAAAGAAACATTATGGAAATATTTACAATTAATTTTATTTACAATAGTAACAAATATTCAAGATAAAGAATCATTTGGAAATAATGAAAAATTATTTGAAGCAATTAATAGTGATGAATTTAAAAATAAGTTACAAGAAACAGTTAAATCTATGGAAGATTTATTTTGTCAAGATAAAGAAACAGATTTATCTGAAAATAATCCTTTTGAAAATATATTTAGTTCTATGAATATTGATCCTTCTAATATTAATAATTTACCAGACACAGACACTATACATGATCATATTAATAACTTAATAAATGGTAAATTAGGTAATTTGGCTAAAGAGTTAGCTGAAGAAACTACTAAAGAAATGGATATTGATTTAGAAAATGTAACTAATATAAATGATGTATTTAAAAATTTATTTAAAAATCCAGGTAAATTAATGGGAATTGTAAATAAAATTAGTGGTAAATTAGATGAAAAAATGAAAGATGGTTCATTAAAAGAAAGTGAAATATTAGAAGAAGCATCTGATATATTTAAAAATATGCAAGAGATGCCTGGAATGGAAAATTTTAAAGATATATTTAAATCTATGAATTTAGATCAATTTATGCCAAAAGGTGGTAAATTTAATAATAATGCTTTTCAAAATATGATGGATCAAAATATTAAAATGTCTAAAACAAAAGAAAGAATGCGTAAAAAAGCAGAACAAAATAGAGAGAAAGCAACTAATTATTCTCAAAATTATCAATCTGGAGAAACAAAAGAATCAGAAAATTTAGATTCAATAAATAATAATTTGGCTTCTTTAATGGAACAAATGAAAACTCAAAATGATGTTATAGATGAATTATTAAAAAACCAGAATATAAATAAAGATGTAAAAACAGATGGAACTAAAACTAATAATAAGAAGAAAAAACGTAATAGAAAAAAAAATTGATTTCCATTTTTTTTAAATTTATTAATATTAAAAAAAATGGATGAATTACTAGAAAAAATTAAGAATTTAGAAAATCAAATTTTTGACTTCCAGCTTGAGAAGTATATATTAGATTTGAAAAAAAATGGATATGTAATAATACCTAATGTTATTAGTAATGAAGAAATACAAATTGCCAAAGATTTATTTTATAAATGGAAAAATACTATTTCTGATCATGATAAAATACATTCACAAATTAATCCACATGGTATTTATAAATTTCATCAAGTTGGACATCAGGAACATGCTTGGTATTTAAGAACTAGAAAAAAAATAATTAATGTTTTTAAAAAAATATGGAATACTGAAGAATTAATTACATCATTTGATGGTTCTTGTTATATAAGCCATGATTGTAATAAAATAAATAAAATATGGACACATACAGATCAAGCACCTAATTCAAAAGGTTTACAATGTTATCAAAGTTTTGTAAGTTTAACAAAAAATAAAGAGAGAACAATTATAGTATATGAAGGCTCTCATTATTTACACGAAGAATATTTTAAATTGAAAAATATTAATTCTAATAAAAATTGGCAATTAATTGATCATGATTATTTAGAAAAAATTAAAGATAGGAAAAAAATATTAAATGTTAATCCTGGAGATCTAGTTATTTGGGATTCAAGAACTTTTCATCAAAATCAATATGGTATTTCTAATTCAGAAGAGAGATTAGTTCAATATTTATGTTATTTACCCAAGTCACATGAAAAAAATACTAAAAGTCAAATTGAAAAACGTAATAAATATTTTCAAGACTTAAGAACTACTTCACATTGGCCATGTCCTTTAAAAGTAAATGGTTTGCAACCACAAACATATGGTGATAATTCTAAACTAATAAATTATGAGTTATTACTAAAGCCTGATTTGAGTAATTATATTGAAATGATTGAAAAATTAATTTAAAGTCTAATTAATTAATAAAAATAATTATGAATATATATATAAATGAATACAGATAATATAAAAAAAGAACATAAAACTAAATTTTGGATTCATGATCCATATGTTTTATTTGATAATAGTAAACTTTTTGATTTATGGCCACTAGAATCAATGAACAGGGAAGACAAATTAAATGCTATTAGTAGATTTGTTTTATATCTTACAATTTTAGGTGTTTTTTTATTTAGAAATTTAAAAATTTTTTTTACAGGAGTTATAACTTTAGTAGTTTTAGTTGCAACTTATTTTATTTTAAATAATAGAGAAAACAGTAAATCAAAAGAAGGATTTAGTGATGAAAATTTATATGAAAAATTTAAAGATAATTATACTAATCCTAGCAAAAATAATCCAATTATGAATGTATTATTGCCTGAAATTCAAGAAAATCCAGATAGATTACCTGCTGCACCTTCATATAATAAAGCGGTTGAAGAAAAAATTAATGATTCTGCCAAAGAAATAATAAAACAAAATTTTAATGATCAATCAGTAGAAGAAAAATTATTTAGTGATTTAGGAGATAAATTTCAATTTGAACAATCAATGAGACAATTTTATAGTACAGCTAACACTAGAGTTGCTAATAATCAAAAAGAATTTGCACAATTTTGTTATGGAAATATGGCTTCGTGTAAAGATGGTGATGTAGAACAATGTTTAAAAGGAAACTATAGACATATTAATATGTAATTAAATAATTTAATATATTATTTAAAATAATATTATATTAAATTATTATATATGTCAGCTACAACAACTTATCCATATACATTTGATTCTATTTCAAGAATAGGTAATGATAATGTTGCTATTGATCAAAGAAACATTCAAAATATGAATAATGCTAATTATAGATTAGAAAATTATTATCCTAATTGTCCTATGAGCACAGCAATTGATTTTGCTACTAAACAACCTCAAGTTTTTTATAAAGGTTCTCATGAAGGCGGTATTAAAGGATGTGAAATTGATGCTAATAATGAATTAAAATATACTCATATAACCAAACCAGCTTGTAAATTAACTTTAATAAGTAGACCATTTTTAACTGTACCGTATTTAGGTAAAGGTTTAGGAGATAGTGATACCGAATTTATGTTAAGAGCCGGAGAGAATGCTTTAAATAAAAAGACTGTTAATCCATTAATGGAAAATGATTTTACTGGACACAAAAATTATCCACTAATTGAACCTCTTGAAAATGCTGTTAATAATTCTGCTTACAAAATAGAAGAAGATGCTATGAGTGGATGGAATCGTGCTGGTATTTCCGCTCGCAATTTTGCGAGAGACCAAGCAAAAAAATAGAAATCTCTCTAACTATTTACTATTATTTAAAAAAAATAATATAATGTTATTTAATTTTAATATTATATTATGGATTCATTTACTTATGATTACGATTTATTATGTACCTATCATTTAATAGAAAATGATGACAATCTCTCTTCATTATGTTATCAAAATCAATTATTACAAGTTTTTAAATTAAATAAATATGATTCTCAAATTATTGATAATAATATCATCAAATTATTTAACATTTTAAGAGATGATAAAGAAATAATTGAAATTATTGATATTCTCTCAAACAAATTAACTATATTTCAATTTTTTACACTTAATAATCATAAATTAGATAATTCATTTGTTTTTCAAATGCTTTTTTCATATGACTATTTTTATTTATTTCATAACTCATTTATACACTATAAAACTAATAAATCTCTCAACAAATCTAGTTTTTATCAATTAAAACAATTTATCTCTCAAAATTAATATATATTATTAAAAAGAACTTAAAGAAAAATACCCCAAAAATCGCTATTTTTGTTTTGTTACGCTATTACATAACAAAAATATTATTCTTTAAAAGTGTGTTTTTTTGGAAATTTCTATTTGTAAAATTTTTTTGGATTTTGGACATTTTTTTTTGTCCATTTTTTAAATATTTTTTACCTTTTGGATTTTTTCTAAAATTTGCTTTTTTTTCATATATTAAACCTATATCATTTAATATTACTAATATTTCTTAATATATTTTTGTTACCATAAATAAAAATTACAAAAAGAAACAATTTAGAGAGTTTTTTTATTAGTATATTATACTTATAATGGCTGACAAAAAAATCGCAAAAATCGCAAAAGAATATATATGTGAGTGTTGTAACTATAAATGCTTTAGAAAAAATGATTATAACAAACATTTATCAACCGCAAAACATAAAAAATTGGAAATATCCAAAAATATGATTAATTTGGCTGACGAAAATGTCGCAAATGTCGCAAAAGTCACATATGAAGAATTTGTATGTATTTGTGGAAAATCTTATAAACATAGACAAAGTTTATTTAAACATCAACAAAAATGTAATAATAAACAACCAATAGCTTTACAAAAACAAAAATCCGGAGTTTCTGATGAATTAGTATGTCAATTAGTAAAAGATAATACTGAAATGAAAAAATTATTTGGAGATTTAGTAAATGTAGTAAAAGAAAAAGATAAACAATTAGAAAATGTAGTAAAAGAAAATACAGAATTAACTAAAAAAATTGTAGAAATGAAACCTTCTATAGGTAATAATAATAATAACAACAATAATACTAATAATTTTAATATTAATATGTTTTTAAACGAACAATGTAAACATGCTATAAATATGACTGATTTTATAAAATCTATACAAGTATCATTTGAACAATTAGATTATACTAAAGTCAATGGTTTAGAAAAAGGAATAACTAAAATATTAATGGATAATATCAACAAATTAGGTAAATTTGAGAGACCACTTCATTGCACTGATATTAAAAGAGAAACTATATATATTAAAGATCATGATAAATGGGAAAAAGATGTAACAAAAGAAAAAATTAAAACTGCAATAAATAAAACATCTAATAAAAATTTCACAACATTATGTAAGTGGCAACATGAAAATAAAAACTTTATGGAATATGAAGACAAACAAGCATATTATGCTAAAACAATGTCAAATATAGGCAAACCAGTAGGCGAAGTTGAAGATAAAATAATAAAAAATATTTGCAAAGAAAATTATGTAAAAGAATAAAATAAAAATATATTATATATATTAAATGACCAGCACTAGAAATCGTAATACAACTAGTGATTATAATCTTGAGCAACTTAAGAATACTAATCATCTAGAAAATAATTTATATATTAATTATGGGCGTCCAACTATAGAATGTTTTCCAGAGTTATATAATCCTTCAAAATTATCAAGAGATGCATTAGCAAATAATCCAGTAGATATAGAAAGCACATTGCGCGGTATTGGCTCTTCAAATATGGTTGAATCTTGCACTCCGCCTGCTCCCAGTATAAGAACTCTTCCATTTAAACCATTTTTTGATAGATCACAACCAGTAATTATGCCATATCCACTTGTTTATGAAAATAATCAACGACCACAATTAGGTTAAATATTTTATTAAATTTTTAATAAATTATTTAATAGTTTTATTATTTTTTTAAAGATTTTTTATATTTTTTTATAGGTTTTTTCTTTTCTTTTAATTTCAATCTTAAATGTTTTTTTGTTTTATTATCCAGATATTTATTTAATAAATTTACACGATTTTTCTGACTATGATTTAGTTTAACTTTATTTTTAAATGATTGTTTATATTTTCTCTCTATTTTTTTAGGATTTTTTAATTTCAATTTAGAATATTTTCTTGTTTTTGAACCACCTCCATAGTTTTTGGCGTACCCCAACCCCTTGTACGGGTCGCCTTCCTTGCCCGCAACGAACTTACCACTTACATTCCGATTTTCATCTACTTCTTTTCTTTTCTGCCTTCCCGCCAGCGCATTTCGTTTAGAGTTCTCAGTGGGGTTACTGTAGCTACCCTCCTTCCTCACCCCCGCCCTCGCCGCCCTCGTCCTCGCATCAGGCTTCGCCGCACTCGCCCTCGCCGCCTTCGCCTTCGCCACCCTCTCCGCCGCCGCCGCCGCCGCCACCCCCGCCTCCGCCCCCGCCGCCGCCGCCTCCGCCGCCGCCGCCGCCGCCCCCTCCGCCGCCGCCGCCGCCGCCGTCGCCGTCCCCGCCT